TTAAACAAAAATAAAAAATTTATTTATGGAGAATATCTATTCACAATTGATTGGGCTCATCCAGAACCTAACATCATCGATACTGAACATTCTGAAATTCCCGATCAGCATAAGTGTGCTCATGTATTGGCTCTTGATGACGGCAATTTTGCAGCTCAGCCTAATAATCGTATTCTGTGGAGTATTCCTAGCTTTACAACTTCAACACACTGGCCGGATTATAAAGTGCAAACTACAGAGTGGAATGTTGAAAATAAAAACTGGAAATTAGAAGATACTGATGATATGTTTTATCAAGTGGAGGATAAATGAGCAGTGAATTTAAATTAAGTGATCAAACAAGTGTAGCGCTACCTATTAAAAATATAGTTGCTATTGTATCTGCTATTGTTGTAGCAGTGTGGACTTATTTTGGTATTGTTGAAAGGCTTAATAGACTTGAAACTAATGAAAAATTAATGGCACAAGACCTTTTAAAGAAGGCAGAACAAACTCCAAAAAATCAAGAGATGTATATGTTAATTGAATATCAAGCTAAAGCATTAGACAAACACTCTAAACAATTAGAAGAAAACGTTCACACTAAAGTATTAATAGCTCAATTAGAAAAGAAAGTAGATAAACTAGAAAAAGAATTAGATTCATTACGAGGTAAGTAATGATTGAAATAGTATTTGCATTATTGATGTACATGAATAATAAGTTAGAAGGATATTCTCCAAAAAATAATCTTGCAGAATGTTTGGAACAAAAAAGAAAAGTAGAACGAGACCCAGGCACTAATGTAAACTGGAGCTGTAAAGAAGTAAAAGCCATTATAGAAACTGATAAACATGGCGTCAAACGAATTAAAGAAGTTAAACAAGACTAATTGTATTAACAACCTAGCAGTTGGATGCTGCCTCTCAAATTACTGTAAATGTTATGATAACAAAGATTACGTTAATAAAATATTTGATAGTAGCTCTAGTAGCATTTGTATTAGGTACATTCTTCCCCAACCCCGCCGCCAAGAGGAAGGTTCAGGTTGATACGATCAACTGGGCCACAAAACTCGGGTTTGGTATCCCGAGGTTTGAGTACTCAAACAACAAAGAATTCATCTCTTCTCTCACCAACTGTATCAATTATCTAAATTTCAATATCCCAAGACGACAAAGAGTAAACACAGAACTAATAATAGCGCAGGCTATCGTTGAATCTAACTATGGAACATCTCGGTTTGCAAGGGAAGGCCACAATCTGTTTGGTATACGAGTATGGTCGAAAGAAGGTATGTTGCCACATAAACAACCAGATACCATAGAATGGAGAGTTAGGGTCTTTAAAAGCAAATGCGAATCTGTTAGATATTACATAGAAATTCTAAATACAAAAAGAGTGTATGCAGAGTTTAGAAAAATTAGAGAGATCACATTAAATAAAGATCCTATTCTAATGGCAAAAGCTTTAGATAATTTTTCTACAAACAAAGAATACGAAAAACATGTTATTGAAGTTATAGTTAAATTAAGAAATGAAACTAAGTGAAAATTTTACATTAGATGAATTAACAAAGTCTCAAGAAGCAATAAGACTTGGAATAGATAATACACCAAACGATGAGCATATCACTAATTTAATATTACTTTGTAAAAATATTCTTCAACCAATTAGAAATCATTTTAAAATTCCAGTATCAATATCTTCAGGTTACAGATCAGCAGCTTTGTGTGAAGCCATAGGTTCATCATCAACGAGTCAACATACCAAGGGACAAGCAGCAGACTTTGAACTGTTTGGCATACATAACAGAGAGGTTAGTGATTGGATCGTTCAAAATTTAGATTTTGATCAATGTATACTTGAATTCTGGACTCCAAGTGATCCTAATTCTGGATGGATCCATTGCAGTTATAACGATGCAGGCAATAGAAAATCTTATTTGAGCGCACAGAAATTAAATGGTAGAGTTGTATACACAGTAATGTAATGCAAAAACTAAAATTTAATTCGTCTATGTTTATTGACAATGTACTTGGAATTTGTCCCGAATGTAAAGAAGAAGCATTTCTAGTTGCGATTGTACAAGACTATTATAGATGTACTAATTGTGGCGAAGATACTAGACAATATGTTAATGGACATATAAAGTATTTAAAAATCAATGATACAGACAAAGATTATATAAAGAAATATGGCAAAAAAAGTAGCGCTCGGTAACGGCAAGTTTATACAACAAACTAATAAAAAACGTCCTGGGAGACATTCTAAAAGACCTAATAAACGTAATAGTAGAAAACCATATAAAGGTCAGGGTCGAAAGCAATAGTTGACTTCTATAATAATATGGGATAATATTCCATATTAAACAACTAACAGAAAGAAAAAAATGACCGATGTAACTAAATATAAAAACGTATCTTTATCTAAAGAGACTTATTTAAAAATAGATAAAATACGAAAAGTAATGGTGCCAAATACAGTGATTAGCAGATCTCAAACAGTTAACATATTAGTTAATGAGAAAGCGAAGGAACTTAATGGCAAACTATCAAAATAATTTAAATATGTTTAAGGAAGGAGAAGATTTTCTTCCAGAACAAAAATTATGGAGAGGTGTTCTTTGTCAAGCTTTGTATGACGCTTTATCTGATTTTAGAAATCAAATGATTACAGATGAAGATAAACAGGATGCAAAATATTGGTTTAGAGACAAACCAAAAGACTTTTATACTGTTTGTAGAAATGCGGGCTTTGATCCAAACTATGTACATGAGAAAGTTAAAAAACTTATGAACCTAAAAGCTTTAAATAAATTAGGTATTGTTTGGAATCATCAAAGAAAAAATAAAATATATAACAATATGGAGTATAAATGAGTGGTAAAGCAATATGTCCAGAGTGTAAAGGTAATGGTTATATAACTGTTAAATTTCAAAAAGAAAAAGAACCAATACACAAAGACTGTAATTATTGCAATAATCAAGGAGAGATAGTTTTAGATAATAAAAAAATTGAAAGGTATTTAAACTATTCAAGAATGTTGCAATGAGTAATAAGTTAGTATGTCCAAAGTGTGGTGGTAAAAAATATTATTATATTTTTAATTACGACACTAGAAAAAGGATAATGTTAAACTGTGACTACTGCAAAGCAGAAGGTGAAGTAGAAATAAATGAAGAAACAATTAAGGATTTAACAGATGATGCAGGAGAATTACAATGACTAAAACAAATTATTTAATGATGATAAAAAAATTAATTGCAGCATATAAAAAGAAATATGATGCACTTGGAAAGGAAAGAAAGAAAAATGGATCTAAGAAATCACGAACCTAGTTTTTTAGCTTTAATAATAATTATACTTTGGATTCTATTAATTCTAACTATTATTATATACAAATGATTAGAGGAGATAGTAAAGATTATAATTTATTAGATAATTGGGTTAGAGGATTAAAAGTAAACTCTAAAGATATATTATCTTGTGAAATCGGTGTTAGAGAAGGACTAGGATCCAAGATCATTATGGATGGTATCAAGGCCAATGGACCACGGACCTACATGCACATTGGAATTGATCCGTATGGTAATTTAAAATATCAACATTACGACAACTCTCCATCTTACACTGCAGATTATACTAATGAAATGCGATTACAACTTGAGAAAGATTTATCAGAGTATAAAGAATTTAAATTGTTTCATATGACTGATAAAGAATTTATGCGCCGTTATCCTGAATATGGACCATTTAACTTTGTACATTTTGATGGACCTCATATGACAAGAGATGTTGCAGATGAAGCAATGTTCTTTGCGCAAAGAAGTATAATTGGAACTAGATTTGTATTTGATGATTATAAAAATTTTCAAATGTCATTAATACAACAGATGTGTTCTTGGTATGGTTTTCAAGGAATAGATAAAGGAGATAATAAAATATGCCTAGAGAAACAGACACCATAATTAGTTTACCAACTTATAGGCAGTATTGGGTACACACAAAGCCTTATGGTCATGACATTGTTATTTGGTCTGATACTGGAAAGATTACTATTCAGTGTAAATGGCCTGATATGGAAAGATCTAATAACAACAGAGTTAGAAGAAAATGATTATAAATATTAATAAATTAACCAATATTAAAAAAATAACTTTTGACTTAACCACAGAAGAAACTTGTATTTATTTTTTATTTCAAATTGATGAAGATACACCTCGTTATAACCAGGTAAATGGAAAATATGTTGAAGATAAAAATGGTGCATTTATCATGGATAAAGGACCCAATTTCTTTAAACAAGAACCAAGGACCCTGGTTTATATAGGTCAAACTAAAAATTTTATGACTCGAATAAATGAACATTATTGGGCAGGAGTAAAAGGAAAAGATAAAAACAAACAAAGTTCAGTTAAAAAATTTAATTATTTTAGAAAAATAAAAAGCATTAAAGTATTTCAATATGATACAGTTCGTTCACATTATGAAAGAATATTAGTTAGAAAATTTTTACCTTACTATAATAACGCTTCCGAATTTTCAGAAAACCAAATTAGATTAATTAAAAATAGTAATGGTAGAATCAATCCAAGAGATCTTACAAAACCTTATGTCATTAATCTTAAAGATATTATTAAAGCATCTGTTGCTTGGAAAACAGAAGACCCTGAATATCTTAAAAATGAATTTGCCAAACCAGTAACAAAAATGAAACAATTAACAAAAATGGAAACACCTAATCAAAAATATTATCCAAAAGATTTATCTTATTACAGATTTAATAAAAAATATAATTTTGGAAAATTTGTTGATGAAATTATTATTCCATTTCATAAAAAACAAAGAAAAGCTATTATTGAAGCAAGAGAAAGATTAAATACTTGGATTAAAATATTTGATCCAGAACGCCATAAACGTAATGTAGAAAATGCTAAAATAAGAAATAAGAATAGGTATGAAGCTAATAAAGAATTTATTTCGAAAAGACAAAATGAATACAGAAGACTTTTAAAAAAAATTAATCAACCGGAGTTAATATAATGGAAATACTTGTTATAAACTTAGTTATTACATTAGCTTTATTTAGTTTACTGTGAGATATATATTTGTATTATTAATATTAATTGGTTGTTCAAAAGATATTTCTTTTGATCCTACGACTACTATTAGTAAAGAGATAATAAGATTTTTGTATAATGAATCTAACAAAGAGAAACCGGTAATGGAATGAAGTGGAATAAACGATTTAATTATCCCGCAAGTTCAAGGTCCTTGATTAATGATGAAAGGCATTATGAATTGGGAAAAGAAAAACTTCCGTCTGTGACAACGATACTACAAGCAACACAAACGGATGAAAAACGTGCAGCATTAGACGCATGGAAGGCACGAGTTGGCATGGATGAAGCAACACGGACCAAGGACCAAGCAGCTGAAAGAGGCACAGCTATGCACAGGATATTAGAAAGTTATATACTAGGTCAAAATCATTTAGATTTAACTGACATAGGTCAAAATGCTCATACCATGGCAAAACAAATCATTGATAATGGTTTAAAAGATTTAACTGAAATATGGGGATCTGAAGTTACTATTCACTACCCAGGATTGTATGCTGGCGCAACTGATTTAGCGGGTATTTATAATGGGTCGGAAAGTATAATAGACTTTAAACAGAGTAACAAGCCCAAAAGAAAGGAATGGATTACTGACTATTTCCTACAATTAGGAGCGTATGCGATGGGTCATAACACTGTATATGGTACCAAAATAGACAGAGGTGTTGTCCTAATGTGTACAAAAGACAACCTTTTTCAACGTTTTGAAGTTGAAGGTAATGAGTTTGTTAATTACCAACATGAATTCTTAAGAAGAGTAGATCAATATTATAAAAATAAGATTTGACATAATCTCCCAGATTTGATATTATTATAGTTAGAAAGGAAATAAAACTATGATGTGTATAAACTGTGAAGGTAAAGGTTATCTTGATGATGTTGTTTCAATAGGTGTTTCTGAAGGAGACTCTTATTTGGAACCTCATGTTGAGAGATGTGATGAATGTCAAGTGTTTGCTAATGATAAAGAAGCATTGAAAGAAACTATTAACCAGGAGATGATTAATGAAGCTGCCGTTTAGTTTATGGTCTGATGATGTTGGTAAGAAAGTTTATAGAGTAACTAAAACCTATCATTTAACTATTGAACAATATGTAAAAGCAAATAACGAAGATGAAGCCTTTGATATTAGTTTAGATAAAGGTGGAATTAACTTTGACAGAATAGATAAGCTTATAACTAATGAAGACTTTCAATTCTGTGAAACAACTTATGTTGATGCTGAACCAGGAGACACTGACATTGAGTATAAAGGTACGATTATCAAAGAAGATGATGATATTAAATGTGATTACTTTGAACCGGAAAATAAAGACACTGTAGTTCCATTTAATAAACAATTTGGGAGACATGTATGATGCACTTATTTAGAGCACCTAAAACTTCTGTATATATTTACAAAGTTAGAGGAAAGAATATCTTTGGATGTTTAAAATTTAAAACAAAAGTAAAAACTGTTGAAGATATGTTTAATGAACTTAAAGCTGTTAAAGAAACTTTAAGAAAAAAATATAAAACTAAAAAAATATCTATTATGAAAGATACGACAGGAAATAAAGAATGGATGGCTGTATGAAAAATAAAAAACTTAATTACTTTTATGGATAAAGAAAAGAAAGTTTTAAAATTAATAAAAGATATAAAAAGTCCAAGACTACGAGCGGAAATTAGAAAGGATTTTATGAAACTAGTAGAACTTAAAAGAAAGAAAGCAGAACTTGATTCTGCAGCATTTGATGAAGCTTTATCAAAACATAATATAAAATTTAAATCAACTAAACTACACTAAGGAGGAAACATGGATGTAAATAAAGATAGAAATGTAGAATTTATAAGTATTCAAGATGATATTTATAAATTTATTAGAGAAACTCAATTAAGAATGTCAAAAAATGGATTTTCTGATCCTGTCGAAAGCTATGCTATATTTTTTGTAATATTGTGGCATGAAGTAGAAGCATTTATTAAGTTTATTGAAAAAACTAAGAAAAAAGATTTAACGGAAGTTAGAGAACATTTAAGATATAAAATTGAAGAGGTTATGGATGGTAATGGACCACCATCTATTAAATTTAACTAACAAAGGAGGAAAGATGAGTATAAAAGACTATGCAGTTCAAATGGTTGAAAAACAACTAGATGTTGTAAAGGAGTTATTGATTAATAATGAAATAACCCAGGCCCAAGCTGCAGATAAAATAGAAAAAATAGATAACATAGAATTGGTCACGAATATGGACCCAAGCGACATTGCCTATGAAATGGTAATGGAGACAAGAAGCTAATTGTGTCAAAATTGTGGCAAGATTATGTCAATTATGTGTAGTGTGACATAAATGTCACACATTTGTGGTGCTTCATGTGGAGAAAAAAAGTGAATATTTATGCGGTTTGTGGTGGTCATGTGGTGTTTTTCAAAATGACTAGAATCATTGGTATACATAGAGAATATTCATTTTGTGGTACTTGTGGTACTTTTTTTCCTGGAAAATAAAAAAAATTTTTTTTCAAACCCTAAAAAAATATCCTAAAAGCACCACAAAATAGGTTAAGTCATTGATTTATATGACTAAAGTGGTTTTTCAAAAGCACCACACGGACACCACACAGCACCACATAACCCTATAAATAAGGTTTAAAATAAAATACATTGATTTACATGAGTAATTTCAATTATGACCTATATAAAATATCTTGGGAAGATATTTGTAGTGATTCTGGATGGGCTTCTGACGTTGAATTTAATAAATTATCTGTAAGTCATTGTATTTCAATCGGTTTTATTTTTAAGAAAAGTAAAAAATATTTATGGATATTTTCTTCCTATGAGATAAACGATCTTGGCGAAATTAACTTCGGAGATCGAACGGTAATTCCGCTATCTAACATAACCTCTATGGAGAAAATCTATGGGCAAGAAAAAAAGCGAAACTATCCAAGACATACTGGATAGAATTCAAGAAGACATAGATACAATCAGAGACAAAGCTGAAGAGTTAGAAAATCACGATTGTGATTCTGATTCTGACTCGGATGATTCTGATTGGTCTGATGAAGACGAAGACGAATAGTTCACTAATATCTTCTCTTTCTTTGGGGGTCGTTGGGGTTTTCCTAATCTAATATCTTTTTGTTTTTGCACAACATCAGATTTTAGTTCTTCAACCTCAACACCTTCAAGGATCGGTGAATATTGATCCAATACCTCTGCAATTCTTTTATCTAATTCCTCTTCAGATAAGTCATCTAACTTACCAGTCCTAATAATCTTTTGTTCAACATATAATCCAGCTACTTTTCCTCTGGCTACTTCAGCATTGACAGCAGCGCTCCAGGCTTTGTTTTTTAAAGCTTCATTTTTGATTTTACCTAGTTCTGTAATATGACTTTCAAAAGTAACATCATATTTCTTTTGATTTTCTGCTCTTAACTCTCCAATATATTGAACAACTAAAGGATACATTTTTGGATTTTGTAATTTGCTAGCAGCATTTTTAGCTGTATCAGGCGAATAGCCTGCAGCAATAGCCGCTTCCGTTCCAGTCATTCTTCCCTCATTGGTTACTAGTTCATGAGCGAATTTTATCTGCATTTCTGTAAGTCTTTTTGACAATCCCATACACTTGATCTTATAGGTTAACTTTGGTATAAATGCAATAATCATTCATCTCCAAATAAATGATCCTGGGGTTGGCTTACGAAGATGAACCTTGTAAAGTTAATCGGATACTGAGCCCCAGGTTAAAAAGGAATAGAAATGCAAGGAAGATATTTAAGGCAGATTATAAATAAATTCATGGTAGAATCTGAAGTTGCTAACAATGCAAGAGTTCAAGTTTATATGCCAAATGGAGAAACTTTTGATGTATCCGGTATTCAATTAATGGAAAATAAAATCATTGGTGTAAGAGAATCACATAGATTAATCATTACAGTTGAGCCTACAAAATGGGGTATGGGTAAGATGATTAAGCGTATTTCATAATGTAATGGTTAACTTGAATTTGAAGTGAAACCAGAGTCTAAATTTTGGCAAGAAGTTAAAAAAAATATTACAGAAATTTCTTTTACAAGGCTTGAATCTTGGGCCTCGGCTGGTGTTCCAGATCTCTTGTGCTATAACAAATCCGGTAAATTTTTCACAATTGAATTAAAGGTAACCAAAGGTGATTTTCCAAGGTTCTCTCCTCATCAAATTAGCTTCCATGTAAGACATCCCAATAATACTTTCATCTTGCAAAAGGCCCTCGGTCCTTTGTCCATAAAACTTTATGAAGGATCACAGATCATGAAGCTTGTGAACCATGAGCCTTGTGCCTTTGTTGCAGAAGGATGGACCAAGGTTCAAGAACATCTTGTCAATGTGACATAATGTCGCACCCCAACTAAAAACCTGTGGGCGGGTCCCACCCACGTTTGCTTGCGGCTTGTGCCTGCTGCTTGTTGGTACTTGTCACTTGTTCCTTGGCTCAAGGCAATAAAAAACTTGCGGGCGGGAATCCCTCCCGCTTGTGAGCTTGTGAGCTTGTGGCTTGTGCCTGCTGCTTGTGGGTACGGCCCGACCCCGAGTCTCCCCGGGTAGACACTCTAATGAGAAATGATATCGGGCCATGTTAATGTTTACCGTATGCAATGTTTTTAACATTACGATCCCAACAAGCCCGGCAACTTTTGCACTTGTTATCTTGCTCAGCGGCCGGGCATGTTTTTTCTGACGTAACAACGGTAGACGTCCAGGGCCAAAATGTTGCGGCCTTGCCGTCTACTTTATGGGCAGAAAACCTTATAATTAAATTTGATGGTACTTGATCCGGTGTTATACAACCAATAATTGAAGCTTCTCTTGTGGGTAACCAATGCTTAATATTCGGCGTTAGTTTACACACTTCAAAAATTTTCTTTAAATGATCTAATGACTGTAAATCTCCGGAATCGTGCCATCTAAAAAACTCTGTTTTTGTTTCTAGTATGCTTGTTGCCATGGCCTGGACCCATAGAGGATGGGTTAAAGAATCTAATCTACGTTGCATTGCATCTTTTACGTTTGGAAAACGGTACCTGCCTTTTAAAGCATAACAACCAAAGCAAACGGACCCTGGAATCTTAACAAGTTTACTACCTGTAATACATTTTGTGGCCGGTAAGTTATAACTATAACCAGGCATTTTGGAGGGCTTACTGAGCCCTCCAGTTATTAATTTTAATTGATGCTTATCCATTACCTTTTAATTTTTTTCTTTATTGGAGCCTGGGCCCTGAAATTTGAATCAAAGCTGTTTAATCTTGCAGGCGTTAACTCATACATATGAAACCCTGGCTCAGTTTTAATTTTCTTAAAACCTAAGTCTTCTAATTGTTTCATGCCGTTATTATTAACTCTAACTTTCATGTTTTTTCCTCCGTTGTTATGTATACCCGGACCTCTTTCTCAGTCCGGGTATAGCAAGGACTGATAATACACAGTATTTTAGCCAACGATTAAACGTTGTAACAGGATTGCTGTATCACCTTTAACACCGAAACGATCTGGCCGAGTTTACGGCTCTATCTCTTTGCTTTCGCATTCATCGGTTGACTAGGAAGGGATGTGTGATCTATTTCGCTAGCACCTTCTGTCAATTGAAATACTATCCCATCTAATCCCAGAAAGCAAGAATTAAATTTTAATGATTTGCCCCGGTCCTTGATCAACTAATCTTTATAAGTCAATGCGACATAGTGTCGCAGGCTACTAAATACCTGTGGGCGGGCCCCACCCAAGAATAATAAAACACTAAACACCTGTGGGCGGGCCCCACCCAAGAATAATAAAACACTAAACACCTGTGGGCGGGCCCCACCCTAAAAAAAACATAAAAGATTATAGTTGACTTAATCTGGGATATTATGTTATACTTTCAAAAACTAACAACGAAAGGAATAGTATGTCAAAAGCAATGACTAAATATCAGCTCGACCACTTTAGAGATAAAGTTAAGAGAGAGCTCGACCCTATGATTGAACAACAAGAATTACTTGTTCGTCAATATGTATCACAGGCAACCGACACAGCTTCTAAAAAACTTGCCAAAAAAATAGGTGCTCAATCTATTATTGATAAGTTAAAACAAGCTGAACAATACCTATTGGAAGCACAGGCAACAGCTAAAACTTTCTTTAAAAAGAAAGCTAACAATGAAAGCTTAAAAGGAAAACTTGATTACAAGTTTGCTTCTAATGATATTAAAGAGGATAGGATAACAGTTGCTCTTTGTGAGGAACAAATAAGAGAGTGGGCTAGTGAGCTTGCTCAACAAGAAATAGAAAAAAGACCAGAGGGCAAAAAACTTTCTGAATTGAAACAAGTTAAGAGAGTGGCACTTGATACAATAATGGAAGCACACGCCCCAGCCGAATTGATTGCTAATCTAGATAAAGTATTACAAGCTAGTATTGGTATCGGCTGGAATAATACAGCACCAAAAATTAGCGCATAAATAAAAAAGGGAACAGGGCAAAGGCCCTGTTCCCTGTTCCAAGTTTCAATATTATTTTTTTCTACTTTCCCTGTACTTTGTATCGAAATCCTTTTCTTGCCTTTTCTCTACTAGTAAAACAATCCAATAGAATAAAACAGCAATCAACAAGGACAACGAAACAAATGTAATAAAGTAATCATAAAGTTCGTTTATTGTTTCAAGCATATATTACCTTTGTTGTTTCCCTTTCATCGTAAGTTGATATTAAATCGTCTGTTAATGTATCATCACATTTAGTTAAAATAAAAGAACGAGTTTCCCCCTCTTTTATTGTGAAACCTTGCTCAACAAATCGTTGAGCAAGATTATCAGTTATATTTATTTCAGTATTATATTCCATTTAGACAACAGCCTCTATTTGATTAAAGTGTGCCCAACGAGGACCTTTGTATTCATCCTCGTATGATATTGTCCCAATGTAATCTAGTTCAGTATCATATTCCTTTACTTGGATAGCTGAATCCATTTCAGCTTTTTTGTCGTGATAGTCTAATGAAATATTAATAGCTTCAATAGTTCCTATTACTACACCCCTATCCCAAGTTCTTATTTTTACTTTATCATCTAACTTTATTTTCATATTATAGTCCTTTATTTTTAGAACACACTCTTAATACATCTTGTTCTATTTTCTTAACTCTCTTTGTTATTAGATAAAGTATATCAAGTATTTGTGTTATCTTTTCTTTTTGTGTCATCTTTCTTTTTGTTTCCATATTATTACTTTCGTTGTTAGTGATTATATCTTACTATTTTATAGGATATTATGTATATAGTTATCAGCCACAATCTTGCCACAATTCAAAAGATATTTGTATTATAATTCAATAGGATATTCTGTGATATTTTTACCACTACTAAATACCTGTGGGCGGGTCCCACCCATGGTACTAAATACATGTGGGCGGGTCCCACCCTTACCATAGAGGTCCCAATGGGTTTACGATTTACTTTTATTCTAAGGAGGGGGGAGAGGGTAAATCAATTAAAGGGGTCCCAGACATACCCTTTAGTCTAAGATTTACATAGTTATAGTTAATAAATTCGTTTTGGGTTCCAAATTACCTATGGATTTATGCCCCCGGGGGTGTTAAAAATATTTTAGGTACCATAATTAAACATTATGCTTGATATAGAAAAATTAAAAAAATTTAGAAATATAAATAAACTTACAGACCCTAAAGTTAGAAAAAAAGCTAAATTAGATTTATTGATGTCCTTTAAAAAAAATAAGGATAAAACTATTCGTTCTGATTTTTTAACTTTTGTAAAATATATTTGGCCAGATTTTATTGAAGGATCTCATCATAAAACTATTGCAGATAAATTTAATAGATTAAGATCTGGAGAGCTTACAAGATTAATTATCAATATGCCACCAAGGCATACTAAATCAGAATTTGCTTCTTACTTTTTACCTGCATGGATGATTGGAAATAATCCTAAATTAAAAATTATTCAAGCAACTCACACAGCAGAACTTGCAGTAAGATTCGGTCGTAAAACAAAAAACTTAATTGACTCAGCTGAATACAGAGAAATATTTAATACAAGATTACAAGAAGATTCAAAAGCAGCTGGACGTTGGGAAACTGATAAAGGTGGTGAATACTTTGCAGTCGGTGTCCAAGGTGCGGTAACCGGTAGAGGTGCTGATTTACTCATTATCGATGATCCACATTCAGAGCAAGATGCAAATTCTTCAACAGCTTTTGATAAAGCATATGAATGGTACACATCAGGACCACGTCAACGATTGCAACCTGGTGGACGTATTGTTTTAGTTATGACCAGATGGAGTACAAAAGATTTAACTGCACAATTGATCAAGGCTCAAGGAGCAGAAGAGAAAGCTGATAAATGGGAAGTAGTTGAATTTCCAGCTATCATGCCAAGTGGTAAACCTTGCTGGCCACAATATTGGAAGTTAGAAGATTTATTTGCAGTCAAAGCTTCAGCTGGTGTTTCTAAATGGAATGCACAATACATGCAAAATCCAACCTCAGAAGAAGGAGCAATTATCAAACGTGAATGGTGGAAAGATTGGGAAGAAGATTATGTACCTGCAATTGAACATGTTATTCAATCTTATGATACTGCATTTTTAAAAAAAGAAACTGCGGATTATTCAGCGATAACTACTTGGGGCGTGTTCTATCCAGATCAGGACTCTGGTCCAAATTTAATACTGCTTGATGCTATAAAAAAACGTGTAGAGTTTCCTGAACTAAGGCGCCTGGCTCACGAACAATATATGTATTGGAAACCTGAAACTGTTTTAGTTGAGGCTAAAGCTTCAGGATTACCTTTAACTTATGAACTTAGACAAATGGGAATACCAGTTGTTAATTATTCACCATCAAAAGGAAATGATAAACATGCACGAGTAAATGCGGTAGCTCCTTTATTTGAATCCGGAAAGATATGGGCTCCTAAATCTAAACAATTTGCACAGGAAGTTATTGAAGAATGTGCTGCATTTCCACATGGAGATAATGACGATTTAGTAGATTCTATGACCCAAGCTTTAATGAGATTTAGACAAGGTGGGTTGATTTCTCACCCAGAAGACTATAAAGATGAGGTTATCCCAAGAGTAAATAGAACTTACTATTAATATGATTGAGAAAAAAATTAGTTACGAGATTAACATTGAAAAACCAAGTAAGACAAAACCTGTTAAACAAGGTGGAGTTTTAAATTATTTAGGAAAACAAAAAACAGTTAATGCTCCAGTTAAATGGAGATCATCACCTAAACATCCTATTGCACATCTTTCCTATATTACAAAAGATGAAGAAAAAATTTTAATAGATTTAAATTTATATGGTTCACTAAAAGGTAAACCCAACAGAGGTCCATTTGGACTTCCATCATTACAAGGATCAGGTGGTGGCGCTGGCGGTGGAGACGGAGGCGGCGGTGGAGACGGAGGCGGCGGTGGAGATTCAGGAGCATCAGATAGTGGACCAGGAGGATCAGATGATGGAACTGGACATGGGGGACCAGGACCAGGAGATTCAGGAGTATCAGGACCAGGTGGATCAGAAGGATTCGGCACTGACACTGGACCAGGGCCAGGAGAAGCAGCAGGAATGGGAGGACCATCAGGACCAGGTGGAACAGAAGGATTTAGTACTGACACTGGACCAGGACCAGGTGAGGCAGTTGGAATGGGTGAACAATCTGGAATTTCTGCAGCAGTAAATGCTGTGAATCAAGCAGTTCAAAATGCTGTAAATCAAGCAGTTCAAAATGCTGTGAATAATCCTGTTGCAACAGCTGTTGGAATTATTGGAGGACCTGTTGCCGGAATGGTCGCAAATGCAATTAGCTCTGCTGTAAGTGCTGCTAACAGAGGAGCAACTGGACCAAGTGATGATACTCAAGAAACTTCTTCAGTTCAAACTGGACCAGCAACTAGTACATCTACTGATGGAGGAATAACTACATTACCTCAATATGCACCATTATATAATCAAGCAACAGGGGATCCTTTACTAGATTCATTAATTGCAAGATACAGAGCTAATATATCTCCTTCTTCTTTTGGAGTATGATGAAAAAATTAACAACAACTATACCACCTAAATCAGGTCCTAACCCACAGGGCTTGAATGTTACGTATAATAAGGTTAAGATAGTAAGTTCGGAGAAATTAAATGGCAACTATAGACAAGTCACTTCCAAACGAAGTTACAAATAAGATTGAAATAGAGAGTCCAGAAGCTGCAACTGAAGAAATTGTAGAACTTCAAGAATCTATTCCAGATATAGGTAACACAGAAATTACACCAACAGCAGATGGTGGAGTTGAAATTAATTTTCAACCAGGAGCTTTTAATCAAGGCGAAAGTGTAAATCATTTTGATAATTTAGCAGAGTTATTACCAGAAAATATTTTAGGACCTTTAGGTTCAGAACTTTATCAAAACTTTGAAGACTATAAAAATTCAAGAAGAGATTGGGAACAAACTTATACTCAAGGTTTAGATTTACTTGGATTTAAATATGATCAAAGAACAGAACCATTTCAAGGAGCATCAGGTGCAACTCATCCAGTATTAGCAGAAGCTGTAACACAGTTTCAAGCATTAGCTTACAAAGAATTATTACCAGCAGATGGACCAGTTAGAACACAAATAATTGGAAACTCTTCAAGAGAAAAAGAAGATCAAGCAACTCGTGTTAGAGATTTTATGAACTATCAGATTATGGATGTCATGAAAGAATATGAACCAGAGTTTGATCAAATGTTATTTTATTTACCACTATCAGGATCTACATTTAAAAAAGTTTATTATGATGATTTACTTGGTAGAGCTGTTTCAAAATTTGTACCAGCAGAAGATTTAGTAGTTCCTTATGCAGCAACATCATTAGATGATGCAGAAGCAATTATGCATGTTATAAAAATTTCTGCAAATGAATTAAGAAAACAACAAGTAGCTGGATTTTACAAAGATATAGATTTATTGCCAAGTGATGATTCTGTCACTGAAGCAGATGATGTAAAATCAAAAGAAAGAGAAATCGAAGGAGTCACTAAATCAGGTAATGAAGATATCTTTACTTTAATTGAGTGTCATGTAAACTTGGATCTCGAGGGCTTTGAAGATCGTGATCCCAACGGGGAAATGACTGGAATTAAACTTCCTTATATCGTGACGATAGAAGAAGGCTCTCGTGAAATTTTATCTATTCGTAGAAATTACGAAATAGGTGATCCTAAAAAAAATAAAATTCAATATTTTGTTCATTTTAAATTTTTACCTGGTTTAGGATTTTATGGATTTGGATTAATTCATATGATTGGTGGTTTATCAAGAACAGCCACATCAGCATTAAGACAATTAATTGATGCAGGAACTTTATCTAATTTACCTGCAGGATTTAAAATGCGTGGTATTAGAATTAGAGATGATGCTCAATCTATTCAACCTGGTGAATGGAGAGATGTAGATGCTCCTGGAGGAAACTTAAGAGATGCATTTATGACTTTACCATACAAAGAACCGTCACAAACTTTATTAGCATTAATGGGGGTCGTGGTTCAAGCAGGTCAGCGCTTTGCTTCAATTGCTGACATGCAAGTAGGGGATGGGAATCAGCAAGCAGCAGTGGGCACGACCGTGGCTTTGCTGGAAAGAGGAAGCAGAACAATGTCTGCAATTCACAAAAGATTATACTCATCACTTAAATTAGAATTTAAATTATTATCAAGAGTATTTAAATTATATTTACCTGAAGAATATCCATACGATGTTGTAGGTGGAGAAAAAAATATTAAACAAGCAGACTTTGATGATAGAATAGATATTGTTCCAGTTGCTGATCCAAATATATTTTCTCAAACACAAAGAATTAGTTTAGCACAAACTGAATTACAACTTGCTCAATCTAATCCACAAATTCATAACTTATATGAAATTTACAGAAAAATGTATGAAGCATTAGGTGTAAAAGATATTGATAAAATTTTAATTCAACCTGCAAAACCAACTCCTAAAGATCCGGCATTAGAACATATTGATGCATTAGGTGGACAACCTTTCCAAGCATTTAGAGGACAAGATCATAGAGCACATATCACTGCGCATTTAAATTTTATGTCAACTAATATTGCAAAAAATAATCCAATGATAATGGGATCATTAGAGAAAAATATTTTTGAACATATTTCTTTAATGGCTTTAGAACAAGTTGAATTAGAATTTGCACAAGAGTTACAACAAATACAAATTTTATCTCAAAATCCTCAAGCAGTACAAGATCCTGCAATTCAAGCACAGGTTCAAGAGTTTCAAATGAAATTAGAATCTAGAAAAGCAATCTTAATAGCTGAGATGATGGATGAATTTATGAAGGAAGAGAGAAAAATAACTTCTCAATTTGATAATGATCCTATTGCTGCATTAAAATCTAGAGAACTTGACCTACAAGCTCAAGAAAATAGTAGAAAAAAACAAGAGGGACAAGAAAGAATCAATCTAGACAAGATGAGAGCTATGATGAATCAGATGAATACACAAGAAAAACTGCAACAAAATGAAGATTTAGCTGAATTAAGGGCTGCAACATCTATTGCAAAACAGCAATTTTCTAATATGAATAAGAAAATACAATAATTATTGTTAAATAATAAAAAAGGAGTATAAACATGGTTATGAAAATGACAAAATCACAAAAAAAGATTGGTAAAGTAATGAGAGAGTTCAAAAAAGGTGAACTTAACATTGGTCAATCAAAACAAAAAGTAAAAAATCCTAAACAAGCAATTGCTATTGCATTGTCGGAAGCTGGAAAAAGCAGAAAACAAATGGCAGTAGGCGGATTAGCTAATGCAACAAGAACTTTTACTGCTGATTCAAAAGCAAAAGAAGTAAATCATTCAAAATTTACTGATGCTCAAGGTTATTTAGTTGGCGGAGTAGATGTTGAAATGTCAAATCCTCAAGAAACTCAAGTTCAAGAAGTACAAGGTCAAGGAAGCGTCCTTTCAGAAAAAAGAAGATCAGCAAAGTGGTATTAAGTTATGATTCAAATGCTAGGAGCTGTTGCACCTCTTGCAAAAATCCTATTTAATACAATTGAAAAGTCCGTTCCTGATAAAGATCTTCAAGAAAAATTAAAAGCACAATTACAAACACAACTACTACAATCTAATACACAAGAATTACAAGCTGCAGCTAAAATAGTCGAAGCTGAAGCAAAGGCGGGATGGTTTGCATCATCTTGGAGACCTTTACTAATGTATGTCTTAATATTTATTTTAGTTTGGAACTATGTTATAGGACCAGTTATAAAAGTATTCACAGGAGCTGTTATCTCCTTTGAATTACCTGGTGACGTTTGGACTTTATTAAACGTTGGATTAGGTGGTTATGTGGTGGGTCGTTCTGCTGAATCTGTTGCAAGAACTTTAGCTAATAGACCTGTAAATAAAGAACAAGAAAATGGATAAGGAGTTAACATGAGAAACGACTACGGAATAAGACCAAGAGCAAAATTAAAAAAAGGTAGTTTTCCAGATTTAAATAAAGATGGAAAAATTACTAAAGCCGATATTTTAAAAGGAAGAAAAGTTCCTGGTTTTAAAAAAGGTGGTATGTCAAAAAAAGCCGATATGATGACAAAAGATATGTCTGAAAAGAAAAAAGGCAAAATGATGAAGAGTAAAAGATAATGGGTGATATTGCACTTAGAGGACAAGGAAGAGCTCTTTTAAAGAAAGGTAACAAAGCCATAGATATGTCTGAAGAACATGAGAGTATGGAATCCGAAGCTGAAGAAGCTGAGGAGTATGAAATGGAAGAAGAAGGTTATGAAGAAACCGAATCAGGCAAAATGGTAAAGAAGAAGAAAAAAAATAAAAAAAAGAAGAAAAAATAAATGGGTAAATCTAAAAGAAAACAATTTATTGATTTAGCTAGAAAAGGTGGAACAAGACAAGATTTTATTGATCTTGCCGAAGAACTTGAAGTTGGTGGAACAAAAGAAGATGAAGTTGTTGTTCCAATACAACCAGCTGAACCAAAACCTCCAGGTAAAGCTAAAGGTGGATTGATTAGAGGTTTACCAAAAATTGCATTGAGAGGTTATTAATGGCTAAACTTTGTCCAAAAGGAAAAGCTGCTGCAAAAAGAAAATTTAAGGTCTATCCGAGTGCCTATGCAAATATGTATGCATCAGCAGTTTGTTCTGGAAAAATAGTTCCTGGTGGACGTAAGAAAAAAGCAGAAGGTGGAAGTATTTCTCAGGAAAGAAAAATGGTATCTAATTATAAACAAGGTGGAATAGCTAAAGGTTGCGGGGCAGTTTTAGAAAATAGAAGAAAAGTAACTAAAAAATATTAATATGGCACAAAACGGTCTTAGAAAATGGGTTGCGGAAAAATGGGTTGATATTGGATCAAGACGTAAAGATGGTTCATTTGCTCCATGTGGAAGATCTAAAGGAGAAAAAAGAAAAGGTTATCCAAAATGTGTGCCACTAGCAAAAGCTAGAGCAATGTCAGAATCTCAAAGAAGATCTGCTGTTCAAAGAAAAAGAGCTGCAGGAAATACTGGACCTAAACCTACTAATGTTAAAACTTTTGCAAATAGAAAAGATATGAGATCAGGAGGATTAGTATAATGGCTGGTGATAAATATTACAAAGCTGAAAAAGCAAGACAAAAAAAATTTAGAGAAGCTGAAAAAGAGATGGATGAAAATTATAAAAAAGTTCGTAGAGAAGAATCTGAATTTGAATATTTAAATTCATTATTTCCAGAAGATTCAACACGAGAATATAATCCAGTTGAGCATTATAAAGATGGTGGATTAGTAAGTAGAGGACAAGGAAGAGTTATTAAAAGTAAAAAAACTAAAATGTATTAATATGGGTGATATTGCATTAAGAGGACAAGGTAGAGCAATGCTTGCATCAGGATCAACTCCAGCATGGCAACGTAAAGAAGGTAAATCTGAATCCGGTGGATTAAATAGAAAAGGTATTGCATCTTATAGAGCTGCTAATCCTGGATCTAAATTATCAATGGCAGTTACAACAAAGCCTTCTAAATTAAAACCAGGTTCTAAATCTGCTAAAAGAAGAAAATCATTTTGTGCTAGAATGAAAGGCATGAAAAAAAGATTAACATCAGCTAAAACTGCAAGAGATCCGAATTCAAGAATTAATAAATCTCTACGTAAGTGGAATTGTTAATATAACCAACAAAGGAGAAAGATATGGATGCAGTCACGTTTTTAAGTAAATTACAGAAGTTTATTAGGGATCAATACCAAGGCATTGGTGATTCTATGATATCTGGTAATGTTGACAGTATGGAAAAATACAAGTATATGCAAGGACAGGCAAATGCCTACCAAACAGTAATTCAGGAAATCTCTAACCTGCTAAATGAAGGAGCAAAAAAAGATGATAAAGGAAACGTTATCGACCTCGGAAAAGGAAGTTCCAAAGATAAACCTAGGTCTTGAAGAAAAGTATAAGGAACAAAAAGTAGTAGAAGATAAAACAGTAAGAGCAGAAAATATTACTGAATCTTTAATTGATAGTTTACCTCAACCGTCTGGTTGGAGACTATTAGTTTTACCATTTACACCTAAAGATAAAACTTCAGGTGGATTAATCATATCACAAGAATCTTTAGACAAAGCACGAATCGCAACTAATTGCGGTTATGTTTTAAAGATTGGACCATTAGCTTATTTGGATAAAGAAAAATATCCAACAGGCCCATGGTGCAAGGAAAAAGATTGGGTGATCTTTGCCAGATACGCTGGTTCAAGACTTCCAATCGAAGGCGGTGAAGTTCGTCTATTAAATGACGATGAAGTCTTAGGGACAATTAAAAATCCTGAAGATGTACTTCACTATATATAAACCATAGGAGAAAACTATGCCAGAAGACAAAAACGCAAAGACTGTTGACATAGATACATCAGGTCCAGGAGCCGAGGTCGAATTAGACGTAAAGCAACCTGAATCAAACGAGATAGAGGTATCAAATGAAAAGGACAACGTTAAGTCCATTGACACAGTTGCGGAATCTAATGAGCAACCTGTTGTTAAGGCAGATAAACAAGAAACAGAAAACAAGGACCAAGGAACAGAAATAGCGTCCGAAGATACAGATAACAAGAAAGAATTAGAAGACTATAGTGAAGGTGTTAAAAAGAGAATTGCAAAATTAACCAAGAAAATGCGTGAAGCTGAAAGACAGCGTGAAGCTGCCATTGAGTATGCACGTAAAATTCAGGTTGAAAAAGATTCTCTAGCTGGAAGACTTACCAAATTAGATACAGGTTATGTATCTGAAATGGAAAGAAGAATTAAATCATCCATGGAATCAGCTGCTGCTAAATTAGCACAAGCTAGAGTTGATGGGGATTTAAAAGCTGAAATCGCCGCACAAACTGAAATATCTAAATTAGGATATGAAGAAGCAAGACTTCTTGATCTTAAATCTAGACAATCAGAAGCAAAGGAAGTTGAACCAAAAATTCAACTAAATCAACAACAAGCTGTTCAACAAGAACAACCTATAACTCCAGACCCTAAAGCTCAAAATTGGGCTCAAAAAAATACGTGGTTTGGACAAGATGAGGCAATGACGTACACAGCCTTTGGATTACACAAAAAACTTGTGGAAGAAGAAGGATATGATGCTCAAAGTGACGAATATTATGCAGAAATTGATAAAAGAATAAGACTTGAATTTCCGCATAAATTTGCTACAACATCACAAACGATAACTGCAAAACCAGTTCAAAATGTAGCTTCGGCTAATAGAAGTGGAAAAAACAGTAATCGCAAAACTGTGAGACTCACGCCTTCTCAAGTAGCTATTGCTAAAAAATTAGGTGTGCCACTTGAAGAATATGCGAAACATATAATCACGAAGGAGTAAATGCATATGGAAAAAAACAAAAATATTAAGACCCCTCGTGCGAGCCAAACTAGGACTACTGAAAAGAGACCTACAACTTGGACTCCACCGTCATCTTTAGATGCACCGCCAGCACCAGATGGTTTTAGACATAGATGGATTCGTACTGAAGTTTTAGGCTTCGACGATACCAAAAATATGACTGGTAAAATGAGATCAGGATGGGAGCTTGTAAGAGCTGACGAATATCCTGGATCCATTTACCCTGAAATCAAAGATGGTAAATATGCGGGTGTTATCGGAGTTGGTGGCCTTGTGTTGGCAAGGATACCGGAAGAGATCGCAAAATCTCGTGAAGCTTACTTTAGGAAACAAATAGAAGCTCGTGAGGAAGCAATTGAAAACGATCTTTATAAGGATCAACACAAAAGTATGCCTATCAATAGTGAGAGGCAGACTCGTGTAACTTTTGGTGGTACGAACAAAAAGTAATTTTTTGGCAATACCAACGAAGTAAAAATAAACTTAAACAAGGAAAAAACTATGGCTAATAGAAGCTCAGTAGGCTTCGGTCTTAGACCGATTGGCAAAGTTGGTCAAAATAGAGACGCCCAAGGTTTAACTGAATACCTAGTAAGTGATAGTCCAACTATCATTTATTTTAACGATGCTGTAAAAGCTACAAACGAAGGAACAATCGCTGTAGCTGGTGGAACAGATAAGTTATTAGGATCACTAAACGGTGCGTTCTATACTGACCCAACAACTCAAAAACCGACATGGAGGAATTATGTACCTTCGGTTGCAGCGACAGATATCGTTGCATTCGTAAGTGATGATCCTTATGAAAGATTTGAGATCAGATCAAATAACACAGGCGCTTCAGCAACTAGCGATATCTTCAACAATGCAGATATCACTTATTTAGCTGGGGACTCAGCAAACTACGTATCAAGAAGCAGATTGAATGATGCTACTTTAAGCACAAATTCAGCTCAACTTCAGATACTTGGTTCAACAAAAGATACTGGTGACAATAATATCACTCAATCACACGTTGTGTGGGTTGTGAGAATTAATGAACATCAGTTAACATCTACAACAGGAGTATAAGAATATGGCTATCTCAAGAGGACAACTAGTTAAAGAACTAGAACCAGGATTGAATGCTTTATTCGGCCTGGAGTACAAACGTTATGAAAATCAACATCTAGAAATCTTTGATGTAGAAACTTCTGACAGAGCTTTTGAAGAAGAAGTAATGTTATCAGGTTTCGCAAATGCTCAAATTAAACCAGAAGGTTCTGGCGTTACATTTGACAATGCTCAAGAAACATTCACAGCTAGATACACTCATAACACTATAGCACTTGCTTTCTCAATCACTGAAGAAGCGATTGAAGACAACTTGTATGACAGACTTGCATCTCGTTATACAAAAGCATTAGCAAGATCTATGGCAAACACTAAGCAGGTAACGGCTGCTAACGTATTAAACAATGCGTTTTCAAGCTCTTATCCAGGTGGAGATGGTCAACCTTTATTAGACCAAGCTCACCCTACTATTGCTGGTTCATTTAGAAATGAACTTGCAACTGCTGCTGACTTAAACGAAACTTCATTAGAACAGTCATTGATTGATATCAATGCGTTTACTGATGAACGTGGTTTAAAGATTGCTGCAAGAGGTGTTAAATTAATTATTCCAAGTGAATTACAATTCACAGCGGAAAGATTAATGGCAACTCAAGGTAGAACTGGTACTGCTAATAACGATATCAATGCAATCAAATCTATGGGAATGATTCCACAAGGTTATGTGGTTAACAATTTCTTAACTGATTCTGATGCATTCTTTATCAAAACTGACGTTCCAAACGGTATGAAGATGTTCGTAAGAGCAGCTATCAAAACGTCTATGGAAGGTGATTTTGATACTGGTAACGTTAGATACAAAGCTAGAGAAAGATACAGCTTCGGCTGGTCTGACCCTAGAGGTTTGTTTGGCTCACCAGGTGCTTAATATATAAGCATTTTTTATTTAATGGGGTGGGTATATCTCACCCCATTAATGTGTTAGAAAGAATGAATTATGACAAAACTGTTTCAAGTAAAGATTAGAGCTTATGGTCACATGGCTGATTTTAAGATTGAAGCAGAAGATAGTGCAGAAAGTATAGAGAGAGCTATCCTTGACAAAATAGGAAAAAAAGGTATATTACTAAAAGACAGCATGAGATCCTTTGCTAAGGATAAATGCTGGATAACCTATGAGGAGGTTGTAGATGATATCAGTTCAAGACCTTTACAAGAAGAAAAGGTCATTAGAACTTGATTGGGAGCAACACTACATTCAAGAGGGTAAATACACTCTTGATATGGTTAAGATTGACGAAAAGATAAAAGACGTCATTAACCAGATTAAAATGTCTGAAGCAGAAATTGCTCACAGACAAATTAAAGTAGAATTAGCTGCTCCTGAATTTTCTGTAGCTAGCTAAAACTAGCTATTTATATCCGAAAAGTAGATTTTCGATGCAGGTACCCCTTGCGCTATTCAATAAATTAAGTTATATTTTAATTACTATACACTAACTTTCTAATATCGACGCAGTATAGTCGACAGCCTAGAGACGATATTGGAATAACTAGGAGAATAAACTTATGGCAAATACAACTTTTTCTGGCCCAATTAGAGCTGGAAATATTTTTGATACAACAGGAACTACACTTGGAACAAACGTTAAAAACGTTGGACCAGTTGTATTAACTCAATCATCAACTGTAGCATTAACACATGCAACAACAACTGCTACTGCACTTGGAATTATAATTCCTGCAAACAGTCAAATCATTAGTGTGTCAATTCAAGTAGAATCACTTTTTACTGCTTCTAACACAACTACAATTGCTGTTGGTAAAAGTTCAGCGAGTGCTACAAACTTAGCTGCAGCAACTGCTGTATCAGCAACTGCAACTGGAGCTTCAATGTTACCAGCAAGCGCAGGTGCATGGAGAACTATTGGTACTTCTGATGTTGAATTATATGGAATAACAGTTGCTAACTCTGCAACAGCAGGTAAAGCAAGAATTGTTGTAACTTATAGTCAAAACGCAGCATTAGCGGCACTATAATAAATTAATTTAAGGAGCTCGAAAGGGCTCCTTAATACAAGGAGAAAAAAATGAGTTTTAAAAGTGATATACAAGCTACAAGATCAACAGCTGCTGCAGGAGCTACTGCAATTATTTCAGGGCCAATTCGTTTAAGAGGAATTATCATGGCTTCTGATGGTGGTGGACTTGGTGCATTAGAATTAACTACAACTTCTAATTCAGGTTCAACTTTATTTTATGGTGATGTTCCAAGCGGTGATGTTATTAATTTTAGTTTTCCTGAAGATGGAATTTTATTTCCAAAAGGAATTTTTTGTAAAACAAAAACTAATATTGCAGCTTATACATTATTAACAGATAAATATTCTGGACCTGGGTTAACAGCGTAGGAGAAGCTAAATGGCTAACACTACTTCTGGAACTACAACTTTTGAAAAAACCTTTTATATAGATAAAATTATAGAAGAGGCTTACGAAAGAATTGGTATGTCTGCGCCAAGAACGGGACAAGATTTAGAATCAACAAGACGATCTCTAAATATAATGTTCCAAGAGTGGTCAAACAGAGGTCTTCATTATTGGGAAGTAGCAAGTAATACTATTTCCATGGTCAATGGTCAAAGTACCTATACAATTTATAGATCAGCATCAGATGGTACTTCTGATGGTACTTTAAGTTATTTAAATGGTGGAATTGATGCATCTCAAACTACAATTACATTAGATTCAGTTTGGCAATTTCCTGAAACTGGAACTTTATTAATTGGATCTGAACAAATAAATTATACAGGAACAGATACTAATTCTATGACTATTACAGGATGCACTCGTGGTGCAAATGGCACAACTGCTGCAATCCATGCAGATAATACTGCAGTTTACGATTATAATTCTATTACTTATGGACCTGATGATATTTTAGAAATGGTTTATAGAAATACAGAACAAGTTCCTGTAGTAGATTTTCCACTTACAAAAATTAACAGATCCCAATACAGCGGATTATCTTCTAAATATTCTACAGGTCAACCTACACAATATTATGTGCAAAGATTTATAGATAAAATTACAATTACCTTATATTTAACTCCAGGTACAGATCAGGTAAATAATGTCATTCAATATTACTATGCTAAAAGAATTCAAGATGTTGGAGCTTATACAAATGCAACAGATGTTCCATATAGATTTGTTCCGTGCATGTGCGCAGGACTTGCTTATTATGTATCATTAAAACTTGCTCCACAAAGAACACAAGAGTTAAGATTATTATACGAAGATGAATTAAAAAGAGCATTAGAACAAGATGGCTCTTCTTCTAGTTCATTTATAACACCAAAAACTTATTATCCAAATGTCTAAAAACTCAAGAGGAAAATATTCATATATGATTTCTGACCGATCAGGTCAAAGATTTCCATATCAAGAAATGGTGCAAGAATGGAATGGATCATGGGTACATATTTCTGAATATGAACCAAAACAACCACAACTTGAACCAAAACCAACAACAGCAGATCCACAAGGATTAAGATATGCTCATCCTGATAGAATAGAACCTCCTGTAATTATAGAGTTAACTCCAAATCCATTTACAACAATTAAATATGCAGGAAATACTTACATCAATGTGTTTTCACAAAATCATGGAAGACAAACAGGTAATGTTGTTAGATTTAGAGGACCACCACAAGTTAATACTGTAGGAATTCCTTCAAGAGAAGATTCATTTGATGATGTTCCACATTTTGATAACGTCACAGATATCTCAAATGCAAATGGTTTTACAATTACAGTTGGTAAAATAGATTCAAGTGGTTTAGTAAGTGATCCATTGAATTATTTTTATTTCTTAAGTACAAGTACAGCAACAACAGGAAATATTTCTGGTGGTGGAGCACAATGTTCTGCAGGTCCAGTAACTTTACAGGCTTAATATGACATATTCAGAATTAGTTACAAAAATTAGAGATTATACAGAAGTAGACTCAAATGTATTTACTTCAACTATTATAAATGGATTTATTCAAGATGCTGAATTTAGAATATTGAGAGATGTAGATTCTGATAATAATAGAAAATATGCAACATCTTCAGTTGTAATAACTCAAAAATATTTCACAGTTCCAGATAACTGTTTAATTATTAGATCTGTACAAGTATTTAATACTGATGGAAGTATATCTTTTTTAGATGTTAGAGATATGACATTTATTAATGAATATAATCAAAGTAATACAACAGGAATACCTAAATATTATGCTAACTGGGATGAAAATACAGTTATTGTGGCTCCAACTCCAGATCAAGCTTATACAATTCAAGCAAATTATATCTTGAAACCAACTGGATTATCTAGTACAAACACGACTACATATTTAAGTCAGCAGTTTCCCAATGGCTTATTATATGCTTGCCTAGTTGAGGCATATGGGTTCTTAAAGGGTCCACAAGATATGTTGCAATATTATGAAAATAGATATAAGCAAGCTATCGAAGGATTCTCATTAGAACAAATGGGAAGAAGACGAACTGATGAGTTTCTAGATGGAGAACCTCGTATAGTTCGTAAACCACAATAAGGAGAAACAAGTATGGCTATTACACAAGCGTTACCAAATAGTTTTAAAAAACAACTATTAGATGGTGATCAAGATTTTTCAACTGCTGGTGGCGGTGGTGATAAGTTCAAGTTAGCTCTTTATGTATCAACTGCAACACTAAGTGCTGCAACAACTTCCTACACAGCAAGTGGTGAAGTTAGTTCTTCAGGAACTAATTACACAACAGGTGGAAAAGCGTTAGTAAATTCTGGAACTTCAGTTGTATCAACTGTTGCATTCACAGATTTCGCTGATGTGTCTTTCACAAATGTAACACTAACTGCAAGAGGTTGTTTGATATATAACACTTCATTTTCTAACTCTGCAGTTGCAGTTTTAAATTTTGGAGCAGATAAAACAGCTACGTCAGGAACTTTCACTATTCAATTTCCAGCCTTCACATCTACAGCGGCTATCATCAGAATCTCTTAATAGGAGTAATCTGGCATGGCCAATGCAGCTTGGGGTGATTTAAGTTGGAGTGCAGGAACATTTGGTGGAGAAAATGATGTTACTGTTACAGTAACAGGACAATTATTAACATCTGCTATAAATTCTGTTTCTATTACAGGGACAGGTGTAACTGATTTAACTGGTCAGTCTCTTACATTAAGTTTAAATTCTGTATCTATATCTATTAATGTAGACGTATCTGCAACAGGTCAATCATTAACAACTACATTAAATGATGTTGATCCAAATCCAGATGCAAACCTTACTGGAATTCAATTAACATCTGCTGTTGGAAGTGTAGATGCTTCTAATGCTCAAGGATGGGGAAGATTAACTTGGGGATCTTTAACTTGGGGTGGAGATATTCAAGATGTTGTAGTTTCATTAACAGGGCAATTATTAACAGGAACAATAAATTCAGTTACAATAAGTGGAACTGGAAATACTTCTTTAACAGGTGAATTATTAAATGTTTCTTTAAATTCTGTAAATGCATTAGCAAACTCAGATGTTTCTATAACAGGACAATCATTAACAACAAATTTAGATTCTGTAACAATTACTGGAACAGGTAATGTTCCTTTAACTGGTGAATTTTTAACAACAACATTAGGTGATATTGATCCAGGTCCGGATGCTAACGTAACTGGTCAACAATTAACTTTAACATTAAATAGTATAGACATTGATATATCAACAGATGTTCCTGTAACTGGTCAATTAATAATTTCATCATTAAATTCAGTAACAGTAAGTGGAACAGCTAATATTCCTTTAACTGGACAAAATTTAACAACAAATTTAAATTCAGTAACTATTTCAGGAGATGCAAATACTTCTGTAACAGGAGAAATTTTAACAACAGTATTAGGAAATGTTGATCCTTCTCCAGATGCTGAAGTCACTGGAATTCAATTAACCACTGCATTAAGTTCAGTAACAATTGATTTAAATACTCCTGTAAATGTAACTGGTGAAAATTTAACCACTGCATTAGGTTCTGTTACAATTGCTTTAAATACCCCTGTAAATGTTACAGGAAATAGCTTGACAGGACGTACCGGTCAGTTATATGTAGGTGCTTGGACTCCTGTAGATACTGGCCAATCTATCAACTGGACAGAAGTTGCAGCATAATATAGGGGTTGATTAATTGACAAAATATGATAAATATTTTAAAAGTTAAAAACAAAGGAATTTAAAATATGCCTTCTACATATACTACAGATCTAGCAATACAATTAATGGCAACTGGCGAAAACGCTGGTACCTGGGGACAAATTACAAATACAAATTTAGTGGTGGTTCAACAAGCAATTGCTGGCTATGAATCTATTTCTATTGCAGGAGGTGCAGGAACAACTGCTCTTGTAATGACACAAAATGCATTAGCAACAGCAAGAAATGCTGTTATTAAATTAACAGGTACGATTACAGGAAATAGAATAGTCACAGTTCCAAATGGAATTGAAAAAACTTGGATCGTATCCAATGGAACAACAGGTGCATTCACAGTTCAATTTAAATATGCATCAACTGGAACTGGACAAACTTGGTCAACAACAGATAAAGGAATTAAAATTTTATATTCTGATGGATCAGATATTCAAGTTGTAGATTTATCTACATTATCAGGAACAGTAGCCACAGCTCAAATTGCAAACTTTGCAGTTACTACAGCTAAATTAGACACTAATGCAGTTACAGCAGTTAAAATTACACAATCAACAATTACACAAGCTAAACTTGCAGCTAACTCTGTTGGAGCAAATCAAATAGTTCAATCAACAATTACACAAGCTAAACTAGCGGCTAATTCTGTTGGATCAAATCAATTAATTAATACTGCAGTTACTCCTGCAACTTATACAGCAGCAACTATTACAGTTGATGCTGATGGTCGAATTACTGCTGCATCCTCTGGATCAGCAGGAGCTGGAATGGGAATACCAACATTAATGGTTTATGGACCTGCTTCAGGAACTTATACAGCAGCTCCAACTGCAAATAGAATAGGTGTATACCTGTATGGAGGTGCTAGTGGAGGAAGAGCCACTCCAGTGGCTTCACCTGGTTCAAATGGTGGTGGTGGTTTTTGGAATAAACCAATTACACAACCTTTTTCTCAGCCATACAGTGTTGGTGGTGGTGGTAATTTTAGTCCTATGGCTTCTCCCGGAGCTGGTGGAGCTACAAATATAACAAATGTTGGAACTGCTAATGGAGGAAGTGGAGCGTCTACTCCTGGTAATCAACCAGGATCTGATTTAACAGTTCCTATAAACTTTAGAGGCGGTCCTTTCCAAAACGTTGGTTTTGGATTTCCACAATCTCCACAATTTGGTTTTGGAGGAGCTGGTTTAGGTGGTAATTATATGTGCGGAGATGCTACAGGTAGTCAGGGACTTGCAGGTGCAATAATAGTTTTTGAAAATACAGGTACTTAAAATGGCTTATTTTATTTTTCAAAAAAATTTAGATAATATTGAAGGAACATTATATAGAATTGCTGAAAATCAAGAAGATTTTAATAATTTAAATATTAATGATGATGATTATAAAATTATTGAAGATTCCTCTGAAAATTTTAATTTTGTAAAATTAAATCAAAAAAATGCTATAAAGTATAATCAAAACACAATTATTTATATAAATATTGTTAGTAGTTTTAAAAGTTCAAAAGACTTAAATTCTTACATTGATAGTTTAAAAAATTTAATTAAAGATTTTTTAAATAATAATCCGAATAATTCAGCTTACAATAAATGGAATAATTATTTAAATCAACTAACCTCATTAAACACTTCATCAATAACCTATCCATTAAATAAATCATTAGAACAATATTTTAATGATTTAGGACAACCTTCATTAAATATTTTACAAATACCATAAAAAATGCTATTAAGTTAGCATGTTTGATAAAGAAATAGAGTTTAGTGCTCATGAAGATTATTTTGCATTAAAAGAAGATTATCCAATCCCTGCAAAATTAAATATTCCAGATTGGTATAAAAATTTAGAACATACTGTTTTAAATAAAACAATTAAAGGATGTATACCTTTTTTAGATTCTTTAACAGCTGGGTATTTATTAAAAATGCCTCAAGATTTTCATGTTAGACATAATGTTGATAATAAAAATAAAAAAGAAGAAACATTTAAAGACTCTTTTCAAACTTTTGGAATGCATGATCAGTCGCAATTATTACATGCAAAACATATAAATTTAAATTCTGGATTTGATACACATTCAATAAAACAGTTAGAAGGGTCTCCTTTAGTAGAAAAAAATAAAAATTTACCTTTTTATAAAATATTAAACCCATGGAAAATAAAAACACCAAAAGGATATTCTTGTTTATTCGTTTCACCATTAAACAATTCTGACGATAGATTTTCAATTATCCCTGGAATTGTAGATACAGATTCTTTTCCACTTGAAGTAAATTTTCCAATTATAATTAATGGAGATAAATATCCTGTTTTAGAAACAACAATTAAAAAAGGAACGCCTTATGCTCAAGTAATACCTTTTAAAAGAGATTCATGGAAAATGATAGTAAAATCAAGGGAACAAAAAGAAATACAAAATTTTAGAATTTTTTATGGGTTAAAATTATTAAATATATATAAAGATAAATATTGGAATAAGAAATCATGGAAATAAAAAATTTTATAAAGATATATGATGAAGTATTACCTTGGAAGGTATTGTCTAATTTAATTCGTTTTGCAAATAATTCAAAATTTGTAGAAACAAAAGTAGGTGTAGATGTTAAAATAGATTTTAATATAAGAAAAACATATACTTTACCATTATCTAATTTAGATAATTCTATGTCTAATGTGCATTGGTTTAATTTACTTTTTCATTATTTTGATAAAAATTTAAAACAATATAGATTTGATGCAAATATATTAGACTATGATTATAGAAATATTTTTGACATAGAAATTTTAAAATATGAAAACACTGGATTTTATACTTGGCATGTTGATCATTTTGCAACAATTCCAAGAACAATGAGTTGTATTTTACTTCTTAATAATGATTACGAAGGTGGTAATTTATGTTTTAGAAATCCAGATGGATCAGGAGAATGGGAAGTAGAAGTTAAGCCCAATAGAATGATTATTTGGCCAAGTAATTTTTTATATCCTCATACGGTTAAACCAGTGACGAAAGGAACAAGGTATTCAGTTGTAGCATGGGCACTATAAGAGATTTTAAATATAAATTAATAAATAATTTTTTAAGTAAAGAAGAAATTAAACTATTAACAGATTATTGTAGAATTAAACATAGAATTAATTTTGATTCTTTTGAGTTTTTACAAGGTGATAACGGAGATACTTGTTTTTATGGAGATCCATTAATGGAATCTCTTATGGTTAATAAATTAGAATTAATGCAAAAAGAAACTGGTTTAGAATTATTGCCAACTTATGCATTCTGGAGAATGTATACAATAAATGCTGATTTAAAAAAACACATTGACAGACCATCATGTGAAATAAGTGTTACAGCAATGATTGGTTCAGATGGAACATCTTGGCCTATATTTATAGATGGAAAAAAGATAGAATTGAAACCAGGAGATGCTGCTATATATCTTGGATGTGAAGTAGAACATTGGAGAGAAGAATTTAAAGGAGATTGGCATGCACAAACATTTTTACATTATGTAGATAAAAATGGATTAAATAAAGAATGGTTTAAGGATAAAAGATTATTATACGGAACACAAAAATGAACTTTGATTTAAAAGTTAAAGATATTTCTATAGAAACATATATTTTGACAGGTAAAATAGATAATCAAGAAGTAATTAATAATTTAATTAATTTTATAAAAATTTCAAAAGATGAAGAATTAAGCTATAAAACACATGTTAAAGGTCATTTTACAGGTTTTAAAAGTTTAATAGAAAATAAAGATTTTTTTAATTTTTTAAAAATTATTCAAGAAAATATAAAAATTATTTATAATAAGAATTTTATAATTAATGATGCATGGGGAAATATTTGTAAAAAAGGAGAAGAGGTAGTAGAACACAATCATGGAAGTATTACTGGTTTTTGTGGTATACTTTATTTAACTGAAAATGGACCTGGGACTTATTTTAAAGACTATGATTTATTAATTAAAGAAGAAATAGGAAAATACATTTTATTTCATCCAAAATTATTTCATAAAGTTGAAAAAATAACAAATGATATAGAAAGAATAACTGTTGCTTTTAATATGAATGAAATTAAAACTTGGGATAATTTAACAAACATAAAATGGGTAAATAAAAATGAAATTTAAACAATATGAAAATGGGTCTTGTGATATAGAGTTTTCTGTAAAAGAAAGATGGATTATTTTAAAAAAAGGAAAAATACATTTATCAGATGAAGCATTACGACATTTTGGTAATAAACTCGTGCAAATGGTTGCGGATTGGAATTTAAAATTTAATGAAGAGTTAAAAAATAAACTTACTTTTAATGATACTAAAATAGAAGGAAAATAATGTTTTTTTCAAGTTCAATATACATAGAAGAAGAACTTTCTTTTTTAGAAAATTTTAATAAACATACTAATTCTTATATTGAAAATTCAAGGAATAAAAACAAACAAAAAATGTTTAATAATAGAGATTTTGGATTAGTTCATCATTCAGATTCACTATTAAATGATTTAAATTTTTTTAATTTTATAAAATTAATATGCAAAAAATCTTACAATATTTTAGATAAACAAGGGTATGACTTGTCAAATTTTTTATTAGTTGCATCGGAAATGTGGGTTCAAGAATTTTCAAAAGAAGGAGGTGGTTTTCACAGTTTACACACTCATTGGAATGGACATATTTCTGGGTTTTATTTTTTAAAATGTTCAGATAAAACATCTTTTCCAATTTTTCATGATCCAAGACCTGGTAAAATGATGATTCAATTACCTGAAAAAAATGAAAATGAAATTTCAGATTCTTCTGAAAAAATAATTTTTAAACCAAAACCTGGAACTCTTGTATTTTTTAATTCATATTTACCACATGAATTTGTGGTTGATCAAGGGGTGGATCCTTTTAGGTTTATTCATTTTAACGTACAGGCCATTCAAAAAAGATTAATTAATGGTGATATTAAAAAAATAAATTAAATGAAAAATAATCATGAATTTATTAAATTATTTGAAACTTTTGTTTTATTTAATAAATTAAATTTAGACTTAGAAAAATATTTAAAATATATTTACGATATTTATAAAATTGATAATAATGGAAGAAAAATATCTAACTTTGGAGGTTGGCAAAGTAATTTTTTAAATTTATCTGATTCTATTTTAGAACCATTCTTAAATGAAATTTCCAAAAATAGTAAAATTTTATTAGAAAATTATTCACTTAATAATAGAAATTATAAAATAGAAAGTATGTGGGCAAATATAAATAAATATAAAGATTCAAATCACGTTCATCATCATAGCGGATCTGTAATATCTGGGGTTTTTTATTTAAAAACTAATAAAGATTGTGGATCAATAGTTTTTAAACATCCTTCAGAAATAATTAATTTTTGTTGGAGACGTGATGATTATAAAGAATACAATCAAACAAATGGATTTTTTTATGAATTTCAACCAGAAGATAATGCTTTATTATTATTTCCATCTTGGCTTAATCATTATGTAAATCCTAATTTAAACAAAGAAGTAGATAGGGTCTCTATTTCTTTTAATATTGTTTAAAAATAACTCTTTATTGTTAAATATGTAGATATAGGGTATAAGAACCTTTATGCCTTTAAAAAAAATACCAATAAAAGCTGGATTTAATAAACAAGATACCGCAACTGCCGCTGAGGGTCAGTGGATAGATGGGGATTATGTACGCTTTCGTTATGGCTATCCTGAGAAAATAGGTGGCTGGCAACAATTACTTCCTGAAACATTAGCCGGTGTTGCAAGAGCTCAGCACACATGGACAGATTTAAGTGGAAAGAAATATGCAGCTATTGGAACAAATAAAATATTAGCTATTTATTATGAGGGAGCTTTTTATGACATTACTCCACTTGGAACAGCTTTAACATCTTGTACATTAGCTTCTACAACATCATCAACTACTGTAACTGTTACAAAAGCAGGACATGGTTTATCAGTTGGAGATTACATTAGATTTACTTCTCCTTCTCTTGCAGGCGGAGGTGTTACAACTTTTTCAAATGCTAATTTTACAACAAATACTTTTGAAGTAAAAACAGTTCCATCATCTTCTACTTTTACTGTCACCATGCCTGTTACAGAAGGTGGTACAGGAATGTCTGGAGGTGGTTCTACAATTACTACAACTCCTTACATATTTGTAGGTCCGGTTAATCAAACTTATGGTTATGGATGGGGAACTTCAACTTGGGGAACAGTTGCATGGGGAGAAGCATCCTCATCTCCTACCGTTGTTCTTTCTCCAGCTAGCTGGTCGCTAGATAATTTTGGACAAATATTAGTTGCAACCGTTAAAGATGGTAAAACATTTTCATGGGATCCATCCGTTGGAGGAGCTCTCACAACACGAGCGACTGCAATATCAAATGCTCCAACAAAATCTACAATGACTATTGTATCAGATAGAGATAGACATTTAATTGCACTTGGAACAGAAACAACTATAGGATCTCCTTCTACACAAGATCCAATGTTTATAAGATTTTCAAACCAAGAAGATTACAATACTTGGGCTCCAACTGCAACAAATACTGCTGGAACATTTAGACTGGATACCGGAAACTACATTGTTGGAGCCGTACAAGGAAAAGATTATATATTTATTTTAACGGATCAGGCAGCTTACACTATGCAATTTGTTGGTCCTCCTTTTGTATTTTCAATAAGACAGGTTGGAACGAATTGTGGGTGTATTGGTCAGCATTCAATAGTCTTTGCTCAAGGAGCTGTGTTTTGGATGGGCTTTGGGGGAGGATTCTTTGTGTATGATGGAACTGTAAAACAATTACCATCATTAGTTGAAGATTATGTATTTACAACAGGAGGAGGTAATTTAGGAATAAATTACAATGCCTCTGATATTGTTTATGGTTCTCACAATAGTTTATTTAATGAAATAGTTTGGTTTTACCCAACAGCAAATTCAACAGCAGTTAATGCATCGGTAGTTTATAACTTCGTTGAAAATACTTGGACTACAATGTCACTTGCTAGAACAACTTATTCAGATGCACAAACTTATGATAAGCCATATGCTACAAAATGGAATTCAACAGCAACACCAAGTTTTCCAACTATTAATGGTGTAACAAATACTTATGGTGCATCTATTTATTATGAACATGAAACAGGTGTTAATGAAGTAAGTTACACTGGAGTTAAAACAGCTATTCCTGCTTACATTGAATCAGGTGACTTTGATTTAGATGTAGAAGGAGATGGTCAATATTTAATGAAAATAAATAGGTTTATTCCAGACTTTAAAATCCTTACAGGAAATGCTAAGGTGACTTTATTGTTAAGAGATTATCCATCTCAAACACAAAATAGTCAGATGTTAGGACCATATACGGTTACTTCATCTACAACTAAAATAGATACAAGAGCAAGAAATAGATTAATGAGTATTAAAGTTGAAAATGAATCTACAGATGAAAACTGGAGATATGGATTATTTAGAGTAGATATTCAACCTGATGGAAGAAGATAATGGCAAAGATTACAACATACATTCCTGAGCCGAGTCAGGAGTATTCACCGGATAATCAAAGACAAGTTTTACAAGCTTTAGAGACATTAAAAGATCAATTAAATTTTTCTTTTCAAGAAGATTTAAGACAGGAGCTTCAAAGATTTACATGGTTTAATATGAGGTTTGGCTGCTAATGTCTATTTGTAATAATATCAATGAAGGTGATGGCCAACTAGTTACTTTTGGTGGAAATAATTTAGATGCATTTGGAAGACTACGTGTATCTAATCCTCTTACAATCTTTGACAGTAAAAGTATTATGTCAAAGAACACTTTATTTGATGAATCAACTGCAAATGGAGGAACAGTTTCTTACACAGCTAATAAATCAACAGTTAATTTAAATGTAGTTGAAACAGCAGGATCTAAAACAATAAGACAATCTAAAAGAGTTATGTCTTATCAACCTGGTAAGTCTTTGCTTATTTTTAATACATTTGTAATGAATGAACCAATAGCTAATCTTAAACAAAAGGTTGGTTTATTTGATGCTAACAATGGAATCTTTTTTACAGCAGATGGTACAACTTTAAAAATAGTAAGACGAACCTATACATCAGGAGCACCTGTTGACACTGAAGTATCTCAATCATCTTGGAATGGAGATAAGTTAAATGGAACAGGGCCAAGTGGATTTACATTATCTGCTGATAAATCAAATATATTATTTATAGATATTGAATGGTTAGGGGTTGGATCTGTTAGAGTTGGATTTGTTATTAATGGTCAATTGATTACAGCTCATACTTTTAATAATGCAAATAGTTTAACAACTGTTTATATGCAAACTGCAAATTTACCAATTAGATATGAAATTGAAAGATCTGGAACATTAGCAGCTGGAACTTATACACTGCAACAAATATGTTCTTCTTGTATTTCTGAAGGTGGTTATTCTCCAGAAGGGTTACAAAAAATGATAGGAACATCTCAAATAAATAGTGGTGTAAATTTAACAACAGCAAATACTTATTATAATATTGCAACTATTAAAATTAAATCATCAAGACCATATGCTGTTATAGTTCCTGCGGGAATAGACGTATTAAATATATCTAACAATGATTTTGAATGGGGTTTATTTTTTAATGCAACACCTTCTTCTGCATTTAGTTATACAAGTTTTGATGATAATGTAGAATATGATTTAACAACAGTTGATTTAACTGCAACAGGTACAAGAGTTGCAGGAGGTTATATGGGAGGTAAAACTGCTCCGTTTGCTTTAGGTGGAGATTTTATAGCTTTTTCAAATCAACTTGGACAAACAATTAGTGGAACATCTGATACTTTAACATTAGGTGTAAGATCCGGAACTGGAAATGGAGATGTATCTGGTTTAATTAAATGGTTTGATTTAACATAATGGCAAATTTTTATAAAAACGCATTCTATGACCCAACTACAACATCTGTTGTTGCGGTATATACGTGTCCATCAAATGCTAATGCAATCATTCAAAATATACAAATAACAAATGAATCTGGAAGTAAAGTAGTAAAGGCATCTATTAATGATGATTCAACTTCTACCGTTTTTCAAATAGCTTATGCTTCTCTTACAGGACCAACTATTTGTAATCTTGCAAGTGGGCCTATTATATTAGAAGAAAATGATGTTATAAGACTTGAAAGCTCTGATATTTCTGGTATAAGTGCTACATTAGCAATATTAGAAATAAATAGAGACGATCAAAACGGACAATAGAAATGTTTTATTTTTGGCATACAGCGATAGTAATATTATTCTTAGCCTTCTCATTTTTTATGGGTTATAAAATGGGAAAGAAAAATGTTAATAAGACGGAAGAAATTAAAAGAAAATGTCCAATGGGATTTAATTAAAATATGGATAAGAAAGAATATCATATAGATACAGAAACTGTTACAGTAATAAAGAATAAGAAAACAGGATATGTTTATAAAGATGAAGAAGAACTTAAAGCTGCAAACGTTGACCCTAATGATATTAGTCGTGATGTTGTAGTAAGAGTAACTAATAAAGGACTAGAATTGTTTAAGAAATTCATGAATGATAAATGAAACCTAGAGGTGGAACCGAATTACAATTTGAATTTTTAGAAAAACATGTATCTAAAGAATTATTAGATCAGGTACAGATTTGTACATCTGTTCCAGGTAAAGTTCCATTACATCCAACTAAATTAAATATCCTTTGGCAAAAAAATTCATATGATCAACCAAATCTTGCGCCTTGGTTCAAGGACAAATCTAATCATGATAAATACGATTGGTATGTATTTAACTCTCATTGGAACTATGAAAAGTTTAGATATTACTTTGATATTCCAACACATAAATCTATTGTCATTAAAAATGGGGTAGTGCCAATTGTACCAAGAACAAGACATGTTAAAGGTGAACCTATTAAATTAATATTTCATCCAACACCATGGAGAGGATTAAATGTAATATTAGCTGCAATGCAATTAGTTAAAAATCCACTCGTTAGTTTAGATGTATATTCTTCAACACAAGTTTATGGTGATTCATTTAAAGAAGCTAATGATGATGTATATAAAGAATTATATGACCAGGCTAAAACATTACCTAATGTAAATTACATTGGTTATAAACCTCATGAATACATAAGAGAGAATTTACATAAATATCACATCTTTGCATTTCCAAGTATTTGGGAAGAGACATTTTGTATATCGGCACTTGAAGCAATGGCCGCTGGACTTTATTGTATAACCACGGACCTTGGAGCTCTTTATGAAACAGGAGCTGAGTTTATAACATTCATTCCTTATGAAAAATCATTTACAAGTTTAGCGCATAAATTTGCATATGCAATTGATCATGCTGCAGACACGCTAGATCATCCTGCTATCAGACAGCATTTAGATATGCAAATAGATTACACTAATAGATTCTATAATTGGAATAAAATTGGATATGCCTGGACTAACTTTTTAAAAGGAGCTCTTAATGCAAGATTCAAGTAAACCTATTTGGTTTAAGCAACCTGAAATAAAAACAGAAACCTCTACAAGTTTTAATTTTAAAAATACAAAGTTATTAATTGCAACTCCAGTACATTCTGATGTTTCTATTCATTACACAGAGTCTTTATTATCATTACAAGGAATGGGACATTCATTAGGTCTTAGTATGGATTTTTTATTATTAAAATCTTCTTTAGTTACACAGGGTAGAAATTTATGTGTTGCCAATTTTTTAGCAAAAGAAGAATATACACATTTACTTTTTATAGATGCAGATATTTCTTTTGAGCCTTCTCTTGTGGTTAAACTATTAAATTGTGATAAAGAAGTCATATCTATTCCCTATCCAATGAAAACTATTAATTGGAATAAAATACATCAAAGAATCAAAGAGAATATTAATGCAGATGAATTATCAAAGTCTGGTTTTACTTATCCAATAAAAGTAGAAGATCAAGAAAATATAACTGTAAAGAAAGGTATTATGGAAGTTACTCATTCTCCAACAGGATTTATGTTAATAAAAAAAGAAGCTATTAAAAAGATGATTGAACACTATCCTAATTTAAAGATTATTCAACCTACTATTATGAATGGGGAACCTACAGAAAAAGATCATTTATGGAATTTTTTTGATACTTGGTTTGATGAAAAAACAAATAGATATTACGGAGAAGATTTTGCTTTTTGTCACAAGTTTACAAATATTGGTGGTAAATGTTATTGTTATATTGAAGATTTTATAACTCATGTGGGAGAATATCAGTTTTCTGGTAGATTTAAGGACGAATTAATAAACACCAAAATTATTGACGAATCAGATAAAAACAAGTAAAGTCTACTGTTTTCAGGACTTTGTACCTGCCTTATTAACTATTATTAATTTATGACAATAGCAAGATCGCAAATGAATAGACAATTATATCAATTAGGTGGTGGCATAATGCAATTAAACAATGGCCAAGAACAACCTATATTTCCAAGACTAGAAACCCTAAGTCAAAACTTAGGTCAGGCAGAACAAACTCTTGGTGAACCTAGTAATCAATTTAATGCATCTTCTATAACAACTGCAATCACGGGTAGACCCCCTATGAATAGAGGTGGAGTTGCAAGTTTAGTTGATCGTGAAAAATATGGTTTAGGAAGTAAGATTAAAAAATTTGTAAGAAATATTATACCAAATGAAGTAGCTCAAGTTGCTTCAGTTGCAGCACCATTTGTTGCACCATTTAATCCAATACTTGCAGGAGCAATGGCAGGTCTTGGAAGTTTTGATAAAACAGGAAGAATAGGATCATCTTTATTAAGAGGTGGTTTAACTTATGCAGGAGGACAAGCTGCAAGATATCTTGGAGGGGCTGGACTTCAACAAGGCTTTAGTCCATTTGGTGGATTAGGAACAAATCCTTCTACTCTTTTAGGAGTACCTTATTCAAGTCCGATTGGACAACGAACAGGATTAGAATTGGGACAATTTTTTGAAAGCCCAGCTATGGAATTTACTACAGGTGATCAAACTGTTCAAAAACCAATTATGGAATTTACTACCGGTAGACAAGAGGGAATAGGAGAACAAATAGGAAAAATATTTAGTCCAAGTTCAAATATTGATTTAGCAACAAGAGCTAGAACTGCCATGAATTTAACAGGTGATGTTATTAAAAATATATATACAGATCCTAGAACAGGAAAAGTTGACTTTAGAGCAGTCATTTCTACTATTTCATTAGTGCCTAGTTATTTAGATGCTAAGAAAAAAGCTCAAGAAGCAGGTATACCACCAGATCAATTTAATGAACAAGTTTTTAATCAAGAAAAAGAATTTTTTAGACAAAAATATGCATCAGCTACTTCAGACTCTGCTTTTGGATTAACAGCTCCAACAGGAAGAATTCCTGTAGCATCTATTCCAACGCCAGTAGTACAAGCAGCTGAAGGTGGATTAATGGATGATACTGGAGGAATATTAAGCATTAAACTAACACCAGCACAAGCTAAAGCAAAAGGTGGTATAATGGGTAGTGAGATACCTGTTAGACAAAATCCAGGTGGAATAACAGAATTGGACTTAAGAGCCAAAGGTGGATATATTCCAGTTGGAATTAAAGAAAAAGCAGATGATGTTCCTGCTATGTTAAGTAAGAATGAATTCGTATTTACAGCAGATGCAGTAAGAGGTGCAGGTAATGGAAATATTAACAAAGGCGCTCAAAAGATGTATAAGTTAATGAAGTCTTTAGAGAAAAAAGTTAAAAAAATTAAAAAGGTAGCATAATGGCAGAACCACAAACAGTCATATCAAGACCGGCCCCGTACTTAGAAGCAGCTGGACAAAATTTTTTAGATTTATTAACAGCTAAAACTGGACAAGCTCCAACAGCTGAACAACTAACAGCAATGTCACCACAGATTGCTGGACAAAATGTTTTAACACAAGCAGCACAACAAGCAGCCGCTACACAAGCTGGACTTGGTGCGTTAACCTTTGACCCTACTACAGGAGCAGTTACTGGAGCTGGAACAGGAACAGGTATTGCAGGCTATCAACCTTTCTTACAACAAGCACAAGCATATTCAGGACCAAGTGCATATCAACAATTTATGTCTCCATATCAACAAGACGTTATTAATACTACACTTGCTGAATTTGATAGACAAAGACAAATTCAACAAAGAAATATTCCAGCTGCAGCTATTGCACAAGGAGCTTTTGGTGGTGGTCGTGAAGGAGTTCAATTAGCAGAATTTGGTGCAGAGAGTTTAAGAAACAGAGCAGCATTACAAGCTCAGTTATTAGAACAAGGATTTGGTAAAGCTCAACAGGCTGCACAAACAGCTTTCTCTCAACAGCAACAACTTGCAGCATTACAACCGACTCTTGCTACAAGTGGAATTACACAACTAGGTGCTGCAGGAACACAAAACTTAGCTTATCAACAAGCACTGTTAGATGCACAAAGACAAGCTGCACAATTCGCTTATCAAGAACCATATCAAAGATTATCGGTGCTTGGTTCAGGAATAACTAGTTTATTAGCAGGACAACCTAGCGCTCCATATTCAACTCAAGTAACTCCAACAGGCGGAGCAGCTCAACAACAGCTTAGTCCTTTAAGTCAAGCTTTAGCTACTGCTGCTAACGTATACGGATTAGGTAGTATATTCGGAGGAAGATAAAATGTTTAACGTATTTAAAAGACCAATGTTTAAATTAGGTGGTCAGGCTGATCAAGGATCAGGGATCATGTCTACTGTTGAACCTAGACAAAATTATATGTTTGGAAACATCGTTCAACCATTAACACCATTTCAAAGTACTTACACAGAACTTCCTGCTTATGCTATGAGCGGAAGAATAGGTTATGCTAATGGACCAGGACCAGTGCTTCCTGGAGCTAAGCAATCAACTATTCCTACATTTGGACAAAGAGAAGCTATTGAATCTTTATATGGAAAACAAAATATTGAAAACGCTTATCAAAAAGAAGTTCAAACATATATGGATAATATAAGAAATCTACAAGCAAGAACTGGAATGCTTTCACAAGATCCTGAGTCAGGAGGATTTATTCCTGGTGTTGAAAGAGACATTGGTAGAGCAGAAATAGAACTTGCAAAATTACAAAGTCCTGAAGGTAAAAGAGCTTTTGAAGCTAGAAAAGCACAAGAACTTAATAAAATTAGAACAGAGGTTGGATTACCTAGTTTAGTTGTTAAAGAAGAACCTAAAGAAACTACTGGTGGAGACGACGTTGAAATAAAAGCTAAAGACTATGGAACTAAAGAAGGTAAGAAAACAGATCCAAGAGAAATAATTAAAGAAGAAGCAGATATGTTAAAAGGATTATTAAAAGATGAAGGATTAACTACAGCTGAAAATGCTTTAATAGTTGCAAAAGCATTATCTACTCCTGGAGGATTTAACGCAAAAGTTCAAGCTGCTGCTGATCTAGCTCTTCCTATTTTAAGACAAAGATCTAAATTAGATAGAGAAACAGTATTAGAAGCTTATAAAACATCTAAAGAAATTGAAAAAGCTAAAATAGCTGCAGGTAAGAGAAGTCCTACTCAAGAAATATTAGAAGAATCTGTTCAAGCGCAATTAAGTGTAGCTAAAAAAACAAAAGATCCAGTTACAGGTGAAACTTTATATAATGGAAAAACAAAAGATCAAATAAGAAATCAAGTATACGCTGCTTACACTCAAAAAATACCTTATGCACAACAACAAGCTGCAGCTGCACAAATAGAAAAAGCTAAAGAAAATATTGCAAGAATAACGGAAGAAGCTGCAAAAAAACAAAAACAACCTGATCAAAAAGTGATTGATAAATACAAAAGAGATATTGAATTAGCAGAAAAACTTTTATCTGGTCAGTTATATGCAAAAGGTGGAAGAGTTAAAAAACAATTAGGTGGTATGAGTAATGAAACTGAAACAGATACTCAAACATCAGAAGTATTAGTAGATACTAATGTCGAGGGTGTTCCAGAAAAACCTGTTCAAAAATTAAGCTTTGAAGAAATTAGAACCAGACTTCCAAAAGAAATAACAGATGACATTGTTAGACTTATTGCAAACAGTGCGGAAGCATTACAAGATTTTTCTTACATAAGAACTCAACAAGATGTAAATGAATTTAATATTAAATATGGAGTTAATCTAGTATTACCTCAAGGCGCATAGGAGTAGGCTATGGCAACTTTTGATATATTTAATATAAAAGACGAAGAAGAAGAGAGTCTACAACCTGGAAGTATTGGAAATATTTTTGGAAGAGATTCTTCTGATGAAATATTACAACCTAGAGGATCTCCAACATTTACTGATTATCTTAGTGATACATTTTTTCAAGGACCAGCAAGAGGTGCTGGATTAGCAGCAAAAGCAATCTCTCAATTAGTTGCATCTGGTATTGATATTATTTTTGATACCGATACAGTAAATGGATTAGAAAATTTTTTTAGTGAAGGTTTTTTTAAAATACCTGAAACACAAACTACACTAGGAGATATTACAGCTACATTAGTTCAATACGGAGTTCCAGGTGGTGCAGCTACTAAAATAGCTCCCCTTATCCCTGGATTAAAAGGTTTAAGTACTTTTACAAGATTAGATGCGATACCTAGTATTGCAGGTAAGGCAGGAGAAATAGCAAGAAGAGCTGGATACTTTGGAGCAATAGGTGGAGCAACTGATTTTGTAGTTTCTGATCCTGAAACAAATAAAACTCTTGCAGAACAACTTGATATTATAGAAGGGTATCAAGGTGAGGATTTAAAAGGTAGAGAAAAAGCAATTGAGTTAATTAAAAGTAAATTAAAATTTGGAGCAGAAGGTGCAACGATTGCAGGAGCAATTCCATTACTTCCTGTAGCAGGAACATTAGGTTTTAGATATGGATTAAAACCAGCCGGTACTGCTTTAGCTTATGTTGGTGACAAAACAATAAGAGCTGTTGATTATTCTGTTATAAATCCAATAGGATCACTTATAGCTGGTAGAAAAATAGCTAATATTGATGTGCCTAAGCTTATTCCCAAAGCAATAGAAAAAATACAAAGTGGAATGGATGTCGTTGGTGAAAAAGCTGTTAAATTATTATTACCACCAAAAGACACTGCGTTAGGTAAAACTATAGACAATTCAATAGCTAAATTTAAAGAGTGGTTTACTAGTAATGGTGGTGTTAGACCAGAGTTTCTTGGTTTAAGGAACCAAATATTTAACAATGCAGATGTTAGGGGAAGAAATGCATTTAATACCTTCGCAGCTTTAAACAAAACTTTAGAAGAAAATATAATTGGTAAATATTATAAAATTTTTAATGGAGGGGAATCTCAACAAATAATAAAACTAGAACAAAGTAAATTATTAGATTATTTTAATAACAATGGAATTATAACTCCAGTATCAAAAAAGAAAATACAAATTGATCCTGTAACAGGTGAAAAAAAAGTGATCTTTGAAAAAGATCCAATAACAGGTAAGAGATTAATTGAATACAAATATGAAGAAAGTGAAATTACTAAAGAAATATTAAAATCATTAGATCCTAATGTTTCTAAAGATGTAAAAGAATATGCAAAACAATTAAAACAACAGCTGTTGGATATACAGGCAGAACTAAGACCTTATATAAAAGGAGGTGATGTAAAACAAGAATTTGTAAATTATTTAGGAACTTCTTTTAAACAAACATTGGCTTCTTTTAATAATGCTAGATTTAAATTTGATCCATTAAGAGAAAAAGCAGTAATTAATTTTTTTAAAGATGAATGGTTGTTAAGAGCACAAGATGCAAGAAAACCTGTTTTAGCTAAACTATCAAAGGAAAATAAAATTAACGAAGATGTTTTTACTAATATAAAAAATAAAAATGGAACTATTAATGAAATATTAGAAGTTAATAAAAATAATTTAAACAATTTTAATAAAAAATATAATTTAGATTTAGATATTAAAAGTGTTGATGATTTTAAAAAAGCACTTACCGAAACAGCTGAAAATAGAGTTAGACAAATAAAAGCAGCTGCAATAGGAACTGACATAGATCCAAAAACTGTTTTTGGTAAAATATCTACACAACTTGATATTAAAGGAAAAGAATCAATAACTAGTTTAAATAAACTTTATAATAAAATTGAAAGTTTAGGTGGTAAAGGAAAAACTAATTTAAGTTCTATTGTTGATTATTTATCTATACCAAAAGGGGCTGAAGCTACTGTAAGAGGTAAAAAAGTTGCTATTCCAGATTCTGATTATAGTACAGGAATTTTAGGTAGTATTTTATTTTTAAATAAACAGGAAGCTTATAGAAGATTTTTTGATTCTTTAATTAAATTAAATGATAATTTACCAGTTGGTAAAAAATTAATTTATACAGCCGATGAAGCAGTTGAGTTTGTAAATACAGAGAATTTAAAAAATATAACTTTTAAAAATAAAGAATTTGCAGAGAATGTATATGATGTTAAATTATTAAAAGGTGGTAAACTAGATGAGACTACAAACGAAATAATTGGAAAATATCAAGCAAGACCAGAAATAGTAAATGCTTTAAGAGGAACTGATGCGGTATTTTCTGGATTATACGATAGTTCTCTTTACGCTAATTTCATGAAATTAAAAGCAGTAGCTCAAGTTGGAGGAACAATATTTTCTCCAGTAGCTCAAGTAAGAAACGTAACCGGTAACGCATTTATTGCATTAGTTAATGGTTTATATGGAGGATCAACTTCTTTAAAAGATAGTTTTAAAATCATAACGCAAGACATATTTAAAGGAGCAAAAATAAATCCAAAAGCACTTCAAGATAAAATTGATGATTTAGTAAGAAGAGGGATCATTGATCAAAACGTTCAAGTTCAAGAATTAAAACAATTATTTGATCAAGCTAATAAAGGTAAGATTAGTTTAGAAACTTTTATGAATAATGAGTACGTTAAAAAAGCAATTGATATTTATCAAGGTGCCGATAGTGGTTGGAAAATATTTGCAGATTCTTTTTATCAAGATGCATTTAAAACAGCTTTAAGATCTGGAGATCCTTCTTTATTAAAAAAAGGAACAAAAGCTTATGATGATTTTATGAGAGAAACTAAAGATTGGTATAGAACAGTTGCAAAACAAGAGTTTGATCCTACTAATTATTTAACAGGATTAGAAAAAACTCCACAAGATATAGTTGGTGAAATGTCTTCGTTTTTAGTTAGAAACACTATGCCTACTTACAGTCAAGTTCCTAAAGCAGTAAGAGGACTTAGAAATTTACCTATTGGTAACTTCGTATCTTTTCCAGCAGAAATACTTAGAAATAGTGCAAACATAATTGCTATTGGAGCAAGAGAACTTACAAGTACAAATCCATTTATTAGACAAATGGGAGCAAGAAGATTAATGGGAGCTGCCGCTGGATTTGGAGGATTAGGATATACTGTTCAAAAAACAGCAGAAGCTTTGACAGGTGTAGATGAAGAAAAAATGGAAGCTTATCAAAGATCATTTGCTCCATCTTATCAAAAAAATTCAACATTAGTTCCAGTTACTACGATAGATGAAAATGGTAATTTTAAATATTATAATTTTTCTTACACTAATCCATATGACACTTTATTAAGACCAATTAATGCAGTTTTAAATGCATTTGCTGATGGATCATTAAATAATGAAAGTGTTGATAAAATAATAATGAACGCATTGTTCGGAGCACCAGGTGCAGGAAGATCTGGAGCAATTGGAGAATTCTTTTCACCTTTCGTTGATGAATCTATTGGAACAGAAAGAGTGTTTGATATTATTGCAAGAGGTGGAGTAAAAAGAGAAGGTGGTAAAGTTTTTTACCCTCAAGATGATATTAACACTGTTATTTCAAAAAGTATTCAACATATTGCAGGTGGTATTGTACCAGGAGCTGTTAGATCTGCACAAAGAATATGGGAAGGTGCTACAGGTAAATTTACAGACGCAGGAACAATAAGAGACATGGGAACAGAATTTACTGCAATAACTACAGGAGTTAGAATTGAAGATGCAAAACCATTTGCAAGTATGCCATTTATTGTTACTTCTTATAATAAAGATAAACAAAATGTAGATAAAAAATTTGCGGAAATAGCTTATAGACCTTCTGTTACTGCAGAGCAAAGATTAGATGCATATAGAAATTATTTAGTTGAAGCTTATGATTCTCAAAATAGAATGTACCAAGTAATACAAGACGGAATTAAGATAGGTCTTGATGAAAGGGATTTAAAAGAAATTGTTCAAAATAGATTAAATAATAAAAAAGAAACGGAGTCTTTATTTAATGGAATATATAAAGTTCCAACTTATAATGAAAAAGCATTTGATTCTATGATTAAAAGATTAGAAAGAGAAAATCCATCTGCTGCAATAAAAGTTGATGAACAAGTAAATACAATTAAAGAAATATTTAATGATTTAAATAGGACATTTCAAAACTTTGATTTAGGTGGTTCAAAAGATAATTTTGAAAATATTATAGATAGAGAATTAACTCCTGGTGTTAGAGAAATAAGAAGACAACCTCAAACTATTAATTTAGTACCTACTGGCTCTTCTTCAAGAGTACCTGGAGTTCCTTTTACTATAAATACTCCTCCTGTTTCAGCTAATATAGTAAATGCTAATCAACAACAGCAACAACCACAAACATTTGGAGAACGATTTGCTCTCCTATTCCCAAGAGGTTAATCATGGCTAACGGAAAAGAACCAAAGACAACTGGCGAACATATTATAGCTCTTTATGGCCATATAACTGGCGTAAAAAGAGATTTAAAAGAACTTCGAGAAGAGTCTTCACAAATGCATGAAAAGTTTGAAAGAAAGTTTGATGCTTTAACTTGGTGGATCATTGCAGGACTAGGATCAACTATAGCACTTCTACTCACATTAGCTTTTAATTTAATAAAATAAACTATTGATTATAGTTTTAAAAAACTATATTAGGCGTTTATGAATAAACTTTTAGTACATAAACATTTAATTGTTCGTGCCGAAGCTAAAAATCCTCCAATGGATGTTGCTGTTCTTCGTAAATGGTTTCAAAAATTTATAAATGAAATTGGAATGAAAGTGATGATGGGTCCTTATATTAAATATTCTCACATGGTGGGTAATCGTGGTATTACTGGAGCTGCAATCATAGAAACTTCCCACATAGTAATGCATGTATGGGACGAACCTGACCCCGCCTTATTACAATTTGATGTTTACTCTTGTGGTGAATTTGATCCTGAAACAATATGCAATAAGATAAAGAAAGATTTTAATACAACAAAAATAGAATATAAATTTTTAGATCGTGAACATGATCTACAAGAAATACACACTTTAACATACACAGATCCAATAGTTAAAAATTATGAAAATAAAGAAATAGAAAAGAAAAATAATGCATTACTAAAAAGTAGAAAAGAAGTCGAGATTAATGGAAGTGGTACACATGGATATAGAATTAAAGAAGGTGTTCATAAAGGCACAGTTGTTGGCCATATTACAAGAGAAAAATCTGTACTTGAAAATTAATAAATAATCATTATATATTCCCTTGGTTGCATCATGTGGATGGACCAATTAACTTGCTTAACAAAGGAGATAATTATGACAAACCTAGAAGTTTTCAATAATTTAAGCAAACAAATGTTCAATGGATCAACAAAGTTTTTTGATGATGCATTTGAAAATATTTTTGACACGTGGTCAAAAGTACAATCATTCCCTTTCTATAACGTAGTAAAATACTCAAAAGGTAAATACGGATTAGAAATCGGTTTAGCTGGCTACAATAAAGAGAATGTACTTGTAGAAGTTAAAGACGGTATCTTAACAGTAGAAGGAAAAGTAGATAATAAAAATGTAGACTATATTAAACAAGGTCTAGCATTTAGACAATTTTTCAAACAGTTTGAATTAGCTAAAGATGTAATAGTTGATGAAGCTGAAATGAAAGATGGTTTACTTAAAATTAAATTTGGTTTTAACGAACCTAAAGAAATTGAAGGCGTTAAAATAAACATTAAATAATGAGTATACCTTTACAACTTTTATTTATTTTTACAGTTGCTGCGGTAATTGTATTTTTAATTATCTACAATAATTATAAATAATGTTCCCTTATAACGAGGAGGAGTGGAAGTTTATATCCACTCCTTCAACTCTTCACCCATAACTTGAGAAGCAATATCAATCTTCTTACGTAAAGCTTTTACAATTTTTTCATCAACTGTATCTTGTGCTATAATATCAATGTAAGTCATTTTTCTAACCTGACCGTGTCTATTAATTCTAGCTTCTGATTGAGTTCTTTTTTCTAAATCATAACCATTAGAATAATAAATCATTGTATTAGCTTCTGTTAATGTAATTCCATATCCACCAGTTTGAGGTGTACCAATTAAGAATCTAACTTTACTATTTGGATCCTGTAATAGTTTAATATTATTTTGTCTTTCACTTTGTGGAGTATCTCCATAGTAAGTAACATAAGAATCCTTACCAAATTCTTTTTCAACAGCTTTAATAATAGCGTGAATATCATATCTATAATGAGCCCAGATAACTGCTTTGTTTTCAACTTCCCTCAATATATCTATTAATGCATCTAATCTTTCATTTTTGATTTCTTTAATAGAACCATCATCGGCAGTAAAATGTCCACAAGTTATTTGATGTAATCTCATTAATTGAACAAGTGCTGTAGCTGTAGTCATTACTTTACCATCCATAGCAGCAAGAGCTATTTGTTTCATGGAATTATAAATCTTTTTTTGTTCTGGACTTAATTGAATAATTCTTTTTGTAAAGACATAATCTGGTAAATCTAAACAATCTTCTTTTAAAACTCTATATGAGAATGGTTCAAGCTTTCTAGATAACTCATCAAGATTACGATAACCAACAACAAGTTGAATAGATCGTCCGCCAAAGTTAGCTGTCTTTAAAACTGCATAACGTGTTCTGAAAGCGTAATAAGAAGAGTAATCCAATAAATAAGGATCAAGGAACTCACATTGTTTATATAAGTCTAATGGAGATTTAGTAACAGGAGATCCTGTTAATATTCTTCTATATTTAGCTTGTCTACCTAAATTTACAATTGACTTAGTTCTAATAGCATCTGGATTTTTAATAGTAGTTGATTCGTCTATGGCCATTAAAGTTTTATGGCAACTTAAAAATGTTTCAGCAAATGACACACCATTTTTAGTAGATAGGGCTTCTACATTCATAATTAGTATATGAAGTTCATGTCCTGGTTCAAATAAAGGATCGGCTTCTAGTGCAACTATTTTACCACCTTTTATAAAAGAAGATTTCCATAAAACTTTTTTAACTTCTATATGACTTGGTAAATGAGTTGGAATTTCAATGTCACTCCATGTTTGATAAACACCTTTTGGTGCTATAATTAAAGCGCCATCAATCTTTCCTTTGTCATAAAGCATTGCGATATTGTCAATAAGAACTTTTGATTTACCGGTTCCCATTTCCATAAAATAAGCAAATACTTCCTTATTCCAGGACTTTTCTAACGCAGTTATTTGATGCGCATATGGCTTTGTCTTAAACTTATAATTCATATAATTAACACTTTATCTTTCTATAAAAACGAATTATAACATACTTACTATTAATTTGTCAAATACGAAAGTATGGAAAATACCGTTTATATTATACAGGAATTACCTGGTACAAGGATTGGACAACCAAAATTTAATATTTTGGGAGCACAGAAATTTGGTAAATTAAAAACATTATTACCAGAATATTCACAAATGATATTAAGTCCAGGACCATTAGTTGCAAAACTAAGATCATTATTAAAAGATTATACACCTAAGGATTATTTACTACTTACAGGTGATCCTGCCATAATTGGTGTAGCATGTTCTATAGTATCAGATATTACAAATGGCAGATATAATCTATTAAAATGGGATAGACAGGAACAAACTTATTATCCCATAGAAATTAATTTATATGAGAAAGGAAATATTGAATCCTAGATATTGACATAATAATAAAATTAATATATACTTCCAATTATGAAGTATAATAGAAAGAAAGATAACAACAAACAGAAAGAAATAAAATGCAAAATATAAACTTTGAACAAGACCAAACAGAATCATTAACACAAGTTAATGACGCTAAAGTTTTATCTGATCAAGTAGTTAAATTAAAAAATCTTGAAGATAAAATATTACAAGCAGAAGAGAATTTAAAAAAATTAAAAGAGGAAGCAGATGTTCTATCAGGGGAAGTTATTCCTACTATGATGACTGAAATGAATATCTCAACATTGAAATTAGCAGATGGTACCGCTGTAGAAGTAAAACCCATCTACGGTGCTTCAATTTCCGCTGAAAGGAAAGAAGAAGCATTTAACTGGCTTCGTGAAAACGGTCTTGGTGACCTTATTAAAAATGAGGTTACGGTTTCTTTTGGCCGCAACGAAGATAACAAGGCAATTGCTTATGCAAACCTTGCAGCAGAGAATGGATATCAACCAGCCCAGAGATTAAAGGTTGAACCCATGACTCTCAAAGCATTGGTCAGAGAGCGTATCGAAGCTGGGAAAGATATGCCCTCTGATCTATTTAACGTGTTCGCAGGAAACAGAACCAAAATAATAAGGAAATAAACATGAACAAAGCACAAAGTACAATGGACCAAGGAACAAAAAAGTCCAATGCAGTAGCTGAGAAAGTAGCTGCAGGAGCTTTAGCTGTTAGCTTCTTTGAAGCAGATGCAGATAAAGGTCTAAGTAATATGGGTCATGAAGATCTAGCATTACCTTTTCTCAAAATACTAGGACAGTTATCTCCAGAAGTTAATAAGAGAGATGGTAAATATGTTCAAGGTGCAGAGCCTGGAATGATTTACAACTCTGTAACAGGAGAACTGTTTAATGGTGAAACAGGAATAGATGTCATTCCTTGTCATTACAAATTGGAATATATTGAATGGCAAGATAGAGGAGAAGGTTCTGGCGCTCCAGTTGGAATACACCCATCATCAAGTGACATACTAACAAAAACAAAAAGAGATGCTTCTTTTAAAGACAGATTACCAAGTGGTAATTATGTTGAAAAGACTGCAAGTCATTTCTTAATTGTATGTGGTCAAACTCCAACGACTGCTCTATTAGCTATGAAATCTACGCAATTAAAGATTAGTAGAAAATGGAATAGTATGATGGCAAGCATAAAGATGAAAGGTAAAAATGGATTATTTACTCCGGCATCTTTTAGCCACATTTATAAGTTAAGAACTGTACAACAGTCTAACGATAAAGGAACTTGGTTTGGTTGGGAAGTAAGTAAAGTAGGTCCTGTAGAGGATGCTTCTTTATATCAACAAGCTAAGTCGTTTGCTGAAAGTGTTTCAAGAGGAGACATTAAAGTTAAACATGGTGAGTCCAATGGGTCTGAAAAGACTTCTGAAGCCCACTTCTAATTAATACTAGGGGCAAGGTAATACTTGCCCCAAACAACAAGGGCATTTATGGAGAAAGAATTTGCTGAGATATTCAGCGGACTAAAAAGAAATTTTGGTGTTGCTTATTTAGATGAATTTACAGTTGATCCTAATACAGGAAAGAAAAAACCAAAAAAATATGGATGGTCTTTTAAAGAGATAACTGAAAAACATTATCTAGATCATTTAAATGGTGTAACTTCTATTGGTATTCAACCATGTGATGATGATGGCATGGCAAGCTTTGGGGCTATTGATATTGATGATAAAGAACATAGTTATTCAAATTTTCCATATAAAAGATATTTAGATATTATAAAAGAAAACAATCTTCCATTAATTCCAGTTAAATCAAAAAGTGGAGGACTTCATTTATATTTATTTTTAAAAGAAAAAGTAAGAGCTGTATTTTTAAGAAATTTTTTAGAAAGTTTATTGTATGTTTTAAAATTGAAACCAAGTACAGAAGTATATCCGAAACAAACTGAACTTGGATTTGATGAAGAGAAAAAAGAATATTCAAATGGTCAATATATAAATCTTCCATACTTTAATTGTAATGAAAGAGTTGCAATTAATTATGATGGTACTCCTTTTACCGTAGAACAATTCATTAAAGTTGTTAATCATAACAAAAAAAGTAAACAAGAATTAGAAGAGTTTTCTCTCGCCCTAGTGAAAACTGTCTTACAAGGAGGTCCAGATGAATTTAATGATGGCCCTCCTTGTCTACAGATTATGGCTAAAGAACCATTGAGTGATGCTAGAGATAGATGGTTATATAACTACATGGTGTTTGCTAAGAAAAAGTATCCTGATAATTGGCAAGAAGTTCTTAAAGCAGCTCCACAAAAATATTTTATAAAAGACTCTAATGGTGTTGTGTTAGATCATTGGGGATCAGAGAAAAAAATAATAGATAAAATCAGATCTTGGAAAAAAGATAATACAAAAGGTTATACATGCACTCAAGAACCTATTGTTAATTTCTGTATGAAAGTTGAATGTCTTAAAAAGAAATATGGTGTTGGATCCGACAGAAAAAAAATGTTTCCACCATTATCTAATTTAGTAAAAATAAATTATCCAGAACCAGAATATACTTTTAATGTTGAACTTCCAGATAATAAAGGAAGTAAAGTCATTAGAGCTAAAGATATGAAACAAATTAAAGATCAAGAAGAATTACGAACATTAATAATGAAGACAGCAAATATCTATGTTGCAAAAGTAAAAGGAGATGATTTTGAAAATGTTATTGCTAAGTTACTACCTCCAGTAGAGATACATCAACCACCTAAAGGAACAACACCAGATGAATTATTACATGAATACCTGGAAGAATATCTTAATGGACCAAAAGCAAAATCATATGCTTCTTTTAAATCCGGCGCTGTATTAGTAGAAGAAGGATTTGCATATTTTAAATTTGCAAACTTTTATAACACTTTAAAAAATAAAGAATGGAAAGAAAGAAAAGAAAGAACAGCTCAAAGAATAAAAGAAAGATATAAAGCAGAATTTGGAATTAAAAAAAGATTTCCGAAATTAAATAATGAAGCTGCAAATTATGAAGCAATAGAAGTTGTAAAAATAAATTTAAAAGCTGAAGGAAATGAACTTTTAAAAGAAATAGTTAAAACAGAATTAGTTAAGATGAAAGGAAATAAAGACGTATTCTAATGATAAAGAAAGTATTAGGTCCTCCTGGAACAGGTAAAACAATGACATTATTGAATGAAGTTAATAATTATTTAATGAAGGGAGTTCCATTAAATAAGATAGGTTATTTTGCATTTACAAGAAAAGCTGCGGCAGAAGCAAGAGAAAGATTTTTAAACAAGCACAAAGATTATGTTAGAACCGATGTTAAATTTTTTCAAACACTTCATTCATTAGCCTTTCATACATTAGGCATGAGTGAAGAAAGTGTAATGCAACCAGTACATTATGAACAATTAGGAAAAGAATTAAGTATAAGAGTTAATTATTATTCAGAATCAGATGAAAGTGGTTATTTAAATTGTGATAATGAATACTTTAGATTGATTAATAAAGCACGAATCAAGGACACATCTATTGAAGATGAATTCAATACTAATGAATGGAGTAGAGAGATTGATTTTGAAGTATTGAATCACATATATGAAAATTTTTTAAACTATAAAAAGTCTTATAATCTTTATGATTATACAGACATGCTTACTCAATTTGTAAATAATAAAGATAAGTGCCCAACATTTGATGTTGTGTTTATTGACGAAGCACAAGACTTATCTCCTATTCAATGGAAAATGTTTGATATCTTAAATGAAAGATCAAAAGATATTTTTATAGCAGGAGATGATGATCAGGCTATCTTTGCATGGGCTGGAGCTGATGTTAATAGATTTATTAATCAACCTGCAAAAGAAGAAGTATTACAACAATCAGTGCGTATACCACAAGCAGTTCAAGAGATTTCAAATATCGTGCTAGATAGAATACAAGGTAATAGAAAAGAAAAAATTTATTTTCCTAAAAAAGATAAAGAAGGAAATATTGTGCAAGGAAAAGTAGAATCAATATTTAACTTTGACAACATAGATATTAACAATGGTAAGTGGTTAATATTAACAAGAACTGTATATAGAGCTTTAGAAATATCAAATCAATTAAAACAAAATAATCTCTATTATAAAAATATGTATGGTAAAAGTTATGACAATAAACTTTATAAATCAGTTTTAAGGTGGACTTCTTTAACAGAAGGTAATGCAATATCAATTGCTGACTGTAAAGATTTATATGATTATTTAGAAGAAAATTTTAATGAAGATAAATTTAAAAATAAATTGACAGTTACTATTGACGATCTTGAATTTAACAAAGACATGAAATGGTATGATGCCTTTGTAAATGTTGATCACAATGAAGAATTTTATATTAGAAGTATGTTATCTAATGGAGAAAGATTATCTGAAGAACCAAGAATAGAAGTATCAACCATTCATGCAGCAAAAGGTGGTGAATGTAAGAACGTTATTCTTGTATTAGATAATGCTAGAAAGATCAGAGAATCTACTTCTGAAAATGTAGACAAACAAGATGAAGAGCACAGAGTTTGGTACGTTGGTGTAACAAGATCTATGGAAAATCTTTATTTATTTAAATCAAAAAAGGAAAGGTACGGTTATCAACTATGAGTAACAAAGCATTTTTTAAACAAATAGGAGGAGCACATTATAAAAAATATGAAATACAACCCTCTTTATTTATCAACAAGAATAAGATACTGTTCGCTGAAGGCAATGCAATTAAATATATTTGCAGACACCAAGATAAAGGAAAGAAAGAAGATTTATTAAAAGCAATACATTATATACAAATGATTATTGAAAGGGATTACGAATGAAAGTACCTCTGTTTGAAGCACAAAAGGAATGGGTTGAACCGGAAGAATTTCCTGATCTAAGATCTTATGATGAGATTGCAGTAGACTTAGAAACAAGAGATCCTGATTTAAAAAAGAAAGGATCTGGTTCTGTTATCGGTAATGGAGATGTTGTAGGTATAGCTGTTGCTGTACCAGGACGATCTTTTTATTTTCCAATAGCACACGGATCAGGTCCTAACATGGATCGTAAAAAAGTTTTATCTTGGTTTGCTGATACAATGGCTTCACCATCATTAAAAGTGTTTCATAATGCAATGTATGACGTATGTTGGATAAAGAAATTAGGTATTAAAATCAATGGTTTAATCGTAGATACTATGATTGCGGCCTCTTTAGTTGATGAAAACAGATTTAGATATTCTCTAAATGAATTGTCTTGGGACTTTCTTGGTTATGGTAAAAGTGAAGTTGCTTTGAACGAAGCAGCCAAATCTAGAGGATTAGATCCAAAAGAAGATTTATGGCAACTACCAGCAATGGAAGTTGGAGCTTATGCTGAAAAAGATGCTGAGCTTACATTAGAGCTATGGCAAATGTTTAAGAAAGAAATTGTTCATCAAGATATTGAATCCGTATTTAATTTAGAAACTGATTTGTTTCCATGTTTAGTTGATATGAGATTCAAAGGAGTAAGAGTTGATATAGAACGTGCACACAAACTGAAACAACAGTTAACAGCACAAGAGAATGAATTGTTATTAAAAGTAAAACAAGAAACAGGGATAGAGCCGCAGATTTGGGCAGCAAGAAGCATTGCAAAAGTTTTTGATAAGCTTGGCTTACCTTATGACACAACTGAAAAATCATCAGCGCCTTCCTTTACAAAGAATTTTTTACAAGAACATCCTAACCCTATAGTGCAAATGATTGCTAAAGCAAGAGAAATCAATAAGGCTCATACAACTTTTATTGATACGATCATCAGATACGAGCACAAAGGTCGTATTCATGCAGAGATCAATCAAATAAGATCAGATCAAGGTGGAACTGTTACAGGACGATTTAGTTATAATAATCCAAACCTACAGCAACTTCCAGCAAGGAACAAGGATCTTGGACCATTGATTAGATCTTTATTCTTACCGGAAGAAAAACATACATGGGGTTGCTTTGACTATTCACAACAAGAACCAAGATTGGTTGTACACTATGCATCATTACATCAATTTCCTTCAGTATATCCTGTAATAGATTCTTATAAGAATAATCCTAATACAGACTTTCACCAGATTGTTGCTGATATGGCAAACATTCCAAGATCACAAGCCAAAACTATTAACCTTGGTTTGTTTTATGGAATGGGTAAGACAAAACTTCAAGCTGAACTTGGTGTATCAAAAGAAAAAGCTGCAGAATTATTTGATCAGTATCATGCTAAGGTTCCATTTGTTAAACAGTTAATGAACTCTGCATCTAATAGAGCACAGGAACGTGGTCAGATTAGAACATTACTTGGTAGATTATGTAGGTTTCATTTATGGGAACCAAATAGTTTCGGTATGCATAAAGCCATGCCTCATGAAGAAGCACTCCAGGAACACGGACCAGGGATTAAAAGAGCGTATACATACAAAGCTTTAAATAAATTAATTCAAGGTTCTGCTGCTGATATGACAAAAAAATCTATGTTGGAATTATATAAAGAAGGAATAGTTGCTCATATTCAAATTCATGATGAATTAGATTTATCAGTTGAATCTCCAGAACATGCTAAAAAAATTATTGATATAATGGAAAACGCAGTAGAACTCGATGTTCCAAACAAAGTAGATTATGAATCTGGTGAAACATGGGGTGATATATATGATTGATTATGTCTTATCTTAATGCTAACATTCCGCCGATTTATTGTAAGATAAGGAGAGAATATTTATATGACTTACGAAAACATAAAGGCGAAACTGAAGATTGTGTGGTCTTTGCTATTGCAAGTATTCCAGGGCGTGCAATCTTATTTCATGCTTTACTTACGAATGGTGCAATATATTGGAGGCTTCCTATCTCTGCTTTTGTTCAAAGAGGAAGCAGCAGTAGTATGCATAAAGGAAAAATGGAATCTCCAAATCTCGAAGATCTTGAGTTATGGAATTCATTTAGTTATTATCCTGCTATTACTACTTTTGATTTTTTAATCGGACAACGTTGTAAATATTTAAACAAAAATAAAAAATTTATTTATGGAGAATATCTATTCACAATTGATTGGGCTCATCCAGAACCTAACATCATCGATACTGAACATTCTGAAATTCCCGATCAGCATAAGTGTGCTCATGTAT